CGGCGACGGGAGACGCCCAGCACCGCATCGGCGTTTTGCGGTTCTCCACCACGACGGCCACCACCACGGAGCTGAGCCTGGACGGGGCGGCCGCCAGCAACTCCAACACCTTCGTGTTGCCGAACAACGCCACCTTCCACTTCGACATCAGTGTCGTGGCCCGCAGGACGGACACGACCGGCGAACACGGGGCCTGGCACTTCTCCGGCTGCATCTCCCGGGACGCCACCGCCGCCACCACGGCCATCGTCGGCACCGTCGGCAAGACCACGGTCGCCAAGACAACCGATGCCTGGGACTGCAATGTCGTGGCCGACGCCACCAACGGCCGGCTCGTTGTCAATGTCACCGGCCAGGCGGCTAAGACGATCCGCTGGGTGGCCACCGCCAAGATCACGGAGGTGACCGCCTAATGGCCAAAAGAATCGACCAGCTGAACGATGCCACGCCAGCCAACAGCGACTGGGTGGTCTCCACGATCACGGGCGGACCCGCCAACCGTTCCCGGCTGTTCCAGTTGATCCGCAACGGCCTCGACCAGTCGGTGGACACGGGCGGCAACTCTTTGCCCATCATCGGCCCGACCCGCACCTCGGCGGGCGCGGGTGGACACATCCTGCTGGTTCCCGGCAAGAAGGCGGGCGGTCCCGGCGGCGACCCGTCCACCTACTACGGGCGCATCTATCTGGTCGCCTCCGGTGGCACTTCCCCGGCCAGCGCCGACGCTTTTTTTGCCTTCGACACCGACACGGCCATCCTGGCGGCGGGTGAGTCGGGCACGGGCAAGTCGTTGCTGCTGAAGAGCGGCACCTCGGTCGCCTGCTCCGTCCATGTCGGCAAGAGCCTGTCCACGGGCGCGGTTGTCGGCATCGATGGCCCCCTCCACGCCACCGGCCTGTTCGTCACAGGATCGCAGGGGGTCCACAAGGACGATTTCTCGTCGTTTGACCTCGTCAACCCGAAGCTGCTCTGGCCCAGCAAGATTTCGACGCTGGCCCTGTCCGGCTCGGGCGCTCCCGATGTGGGCCTTGAGCGGGCCAACAAGGGTATCCTCAAGGTCACCAACGGGGCGTCGGGGGGCGGCTCCTTCTCGTCGCCGTCATCCACCCTGACATTGGCGGGCGGCAACGCCAACGATCTCGCCATCGGCGCAGCGTCGTATGTCCGGCTGTCTGTCACTGCCACCAGCACCCTGACCGGCATCGCCCCTCCCTCCGGTGGCGCACATGTCGATGGTCGGAAGGTGAGCCTGTTCAATGTCGGCACCGCCAACCTGGCCATTCTCCAGGAGGGGAACCTCAGCACCGCCTCCAACCGGCTCCGTCTGACGGGCAATGCGGCCAACGGTTCGACCTTGCAGGTTCCCCCAAACACAAGCCTGGACTTGGTTTATGACTCGACTGTGTCGAGATGGGTCGTGTCGGGAGGCAGCGCCGGGGCATCCGGGGCGCAGGGAGCCGACGGGGCCGTGCAATATGCCGCCTCGGGGTTTCTGGCGGGAGCCACAGGTGTATTTACAGATGGATCGGACTTGCGAGTGCAGGGGCCGCTCCTGACCGGCTCAACGAACACGCGGTGCGGCCTCTATGTTGTCCACAAGCTGACCCAGTCGGCCACCCCGGAAAAGTTGACCACGGACGGGCAGGCGGTGACTGGCAGTAATCAGGTGATAATGCCTGATAACGCAACCTATCTCTTTGATATTCTTGTCAGCGCACAGCGCGAAGATGCTATCGGGGAGAGGGCGGCGTTCCGCTTTGAGGGGGTCGCCTTCCGGAATACCGGGGCGGCAACGGTAGACATCCTCATCGGCGGCGTCAGCAAAACCAGCATATCCAAGTCCGAAGTCCCCTGGGATGTTTCCGTCAGTACGGACACGACCAATGGGGCGATCAGCATTGTGGTAACCGGCGAGTCCTCCAAGTCCATCCGTTGGGTGGCCGCCGTCAAGACAGTCGAGGTGCGCCGTGCCAATTAATTTTGATAAGAGTCCATCCGGGTCTATCACGCTCCGCGCCCCTTCCAGCGGCTCCACCACGCTTGTCCTGCCGTCCGCAGACGGATCGAACCGCCAGCTGCTGTCCACGAATGGCACGGGTACGCTCAGCTTCATCAGCCTGATCGCCTCCGACATCCCGACGTTGACTGCGTCCAAGATCAGCGACTTCGACACGCAGGTGAGGACGAGCAGGCTGGATCAGATGGCGGTGCCGACCGCATCGGTCAACCTGAACAGCCAGAAGATCATCAACCTGGCCACCCCCACCAACGCTACCGATGCGGCTAACAAGGACTATGTCGATAGCGTCAGCCAGGGGCTGGACCCGAAGAACTCCGTCCATGTCGCTACGACAACCAACCTGAACCTGTCCTCGCCTGGTGGCACAATTGATGGCGTCACCATGGTGTCGGGCGACCGGGTGCTGGTGAAGGATCAGTCTACAGCCAGCCAGAACGGCATCTATGTCTGGAACGGTGCCGCCTCGGCCATGACGCGGGCCACCGATGCCGACAGCGTCACCAAGCTCAACGGCGGCGCCTTTGTCTTCGTCGAAGAGGGCAATACCTACGCCACCACGGGCTGGGTGCTGCAACAACCGGCTGGCACTTATGTGCTGGGCACCACCGCTCTGACATGGTCGCAGTTCTCCGGCGCGGGCCAGATCACCGCCGGGACCGGCCTGACCAAGTCGGGCAACACGATTGCGCTGATCACCCCTGTCACGACGACCAATGGTGGCACCGGCCTGACCACGGTCGGCACGGGCTTCCTCAAGGGCAACGGCACCAGCCTGAGCTACGCCACCCTCACCTCCGGCGATATCCCCGACCTGTCGGCCACCTATGTGACCCTGTCGGGCAACCAGACGATCTCGGGCATCAAGACTTTCTCGGCTGCTCCGATCCTCTCCACGTTGACGGGCTACCTGAAAGGCAACGGGGCCAGCGCCCTCACGGCCTCCTCGACTGTGCCAGCTTCTGATATCTCGGGCACACTAGGCGTCAGCAACGGTGGCACCGGAGCCAACACGCTCACCAGCAACGGCGTCCTGCTGGGCAACGGCACCTCGGCCGTCCAAGCGACCGTCGCAGGAACTGCCAACCAAGTGCTGCGCGTTCCATCCGGTGGTGGTGCGCCCGCCTTCGGGGCCATCAACCTCGCCAGCACCTCGGCTGTCACCGGCACGCTGCCCATCGCCAACGGTGGTACGGGCCAGACGGCGTTCGCCTCGGGCATCCTCAAGAGCGACGGCACCAACCTGTCCTCCGGTTCGCTGTCGGCGTCGGACATCCCCGACCTTTCCTCGACCTATGTCACGCTGAACACGACCCAGACGGTCAACGGGATCAAGACCTTCGCTTCCGGGATCGTGGTCAGCCAGATCACGCCGTCGGTGAACAACTATGTCGGCATCGGGGCTTCCGGCACGCCCGTCCGCCAGTTTGACCGCTGGATCGGCACCAACAACTCCAAGAACACCGACCTGTTCCCCTACAACACCTCGTCCTCGGCCACTCCGGTCGATCTATTCATCGACGGCTCCAGCACCCGCATGAGTCTGTCCAATGGCGAAGCCTGGTATTACGAAGCCAGGGTTTTGGGCACCCAGACGGGTGGCATCTCGGGTACGGTAGGTGACAGCTTTGCGACCCGTTTTACCGGGGTCATCAAGCGTTCTTCGGGCGGCACGACCTCGATGGTCGGATCGACCTCGCAGGACATCGATGCCCGCGACACGGGGGCAGCGAACTGGGCGGCGACGGCAACAGCCGACACGGCGAACAACGCCTTGAAAATCAGCTGCACAGGCGAGGCCAACAAGACCATCTACTGGCAGTCGAAGGTGTCTCTGGTGCGGGTCGGCACGGCGGGTGGCGGCGGTGGTGGTGGCGGCGGTAGCGGTCTCGGTAGTGGCTTGGCCTAATCTGGAGTTTGACAAATGGCAACTAGAGTAATCGCCGCCCAGGACAAAACCTCGTCGGGGGCGGGTGATGATGTCCAGATCAAGGCCGGTAATGCGAACACCAGCGGGGCTGGCGGCAGCATCATTATCCAGCCGGGCGCTCAGGCGACTACAGGCGGCAATGGCCTTTTGATTGTCCGCCAACCCAGCGGCGTGGCGGGGACGGACGAAATCCAGCTGTCGCACGATGGCGGCAAAGGCAGCGTCATCAACAAGGATGGCGTTTTGCAACTTGGCGGCAGCCACATCGCTCTGAGGACTACCGCCAACAATGCCAAGACCAACCTGACCGCCGGGACCATTTATTGCGATGGACTCTATTCGTCCAATATCATCAACGCTGACGGCCAGACCAACGACAGTTATGGTTGGGCGATTGATGGAAATGGACCAAACTGGAACCAAGGCTTTAATCTGCGAGTAGGCTGGTCACACATCAAGGGGTATGCCAACTTCGGGCTGGCCTATACTGGCGACAACACGAATGGCAAAAAGGCCACCCTTGAACTGACAGACGGCAGTACGGGTGGTGGGGCCTGGGCCTATCGGTCGTCCACGACAACAGTCAACACTTCTTACAACGATCTGAATCTGGCCGGACACTCTGCGTTCCAAAGGCTGAACGCCACCGCAGCGACCACCATCACGGGAATTGCCCCTGCCTCGACAGCTGGCGGGAGCGGCAGTCCAACTTGGGTCCATAGCGACGGCCGCGTGTTCTGGCTGTACAACATCGGCACTTTCAACATCACGCTGGTAAACGAGAGCGCATCCAGCACGGCGGGCAATCGCATCACCACCCAGACAGGTGCTAATGTCGTTCTTGGCCCGGGCAGGATGATGCAGGTTGTTTATGATGCCACCTCTGCTCGTTGGCGTGCTACGGGTGAAACCTACCCCTATGTCTTCCCCACCGCAGACGGCACCAACGGCCAGGTCCTGACGACGAACGGGAGCGGGACGCTGTCGTGGACGACCGTCACTTCGGGCGGGACAGTTAGCGGCACCACCAATTACATTGCCAAGTTCACCGGATCGACAGCGGTCGGTAACAGTCTCATTTATGATGATGGCAGCAATGTTGGTATTGGCACAACTTCGGCCCAGGGTCGCCTTGATGTCGTTGGCGCAAATGTTTACGAGCCAATTCGTGGCATAACTAGTTCTGCGTCTAACCTAGAGTCTGGTGCCAATAACGCCCTGGGTCTTTCGGTCAACAACAGCAACACGACAGCTGGCAACGGAATTGCGATTGGGTTCAATACAGCCACGACCAACTCTACCCTGTACGGTGTCGGAGCCATTGGTTTTAACAACCTGACCCACACCACTCTTGGCGTTCCCCAAGGTAAGTTCCAGGTTATCACTCGCAATAGCGGCGGTGGTTTGACGCCAAAGTTGACGATTGATACTTCGGGCAATGTTGGGATTGGCACGGCTTCGCCGAGCAACAATCTGTCAATTGGTGCTTCGGCAGGCAAGATCGGTTTTCAACGTGGTTCCGGCGATGGCGAATACGCTCTGATAGGTTACAAAGGCACAACTGGTAATGATATCTATGTTTTTGAAATCAACAATACCTCTGGAACTGGTGAGCTTAGGCTAAATCAGGGCGGAACCTATAATCCCATCGGCATGACCTTCTATACGAATAATGCCGAAAAAATGAGGATTGATTCTGCTGGTAATGTTGGTATCGGAACGGCTTCGCCCGGCGCACAACTACAAGTAACTAGTTCAGCCGCAGCAACAAAAGGTTTAATCGTCAAGGGCGCAGCTACGCAGTCTGCGAACTTGACGGAGTGGCAAGACAGCACCGGGGCCGTGGTTGCGGCGGTGAGTCCGACGGGGGCTTTTACGGGTTCGTCTTTCACGCCCTACGGGACGTTTAACTCCACAACCACTATCTTCGGGAATAATTATTGGACGCCGAATTACACCGGAGGTGTCACCTCCCCTAGTGCTGGCACTTATACGAAAAGTACTGGAAACGCCAACACATGGGATGGGCAGGTTTATTCTAGCGAAGGCTACACGAAGAATGTTTACTGCGCAGCTAGAGCCTCGCAGACAAACGGCTACATCATGTTTGGGCTTAATAGCGACCCGACAACAAATGCTGATTATGGCACTTTGGATTACGCTTGGTATTTTAGAAACGATGGCATTCTTCAAATATATGAAAGTGGTGGCGCAGGATCTACATATGGCGCTTATACTACCTCTACTGTGTTGTCGATCACTTACGACGGTTCCAATGTTCAATACTGGAAAGATGGCGTAATTCAGCGGACGGTTGCCCGCTCAACGGGCAATCCGTTGTACTTTGACACTTCTTTCTACAACTTAAATGCTGCAATTAACAATGTGCAGTTTGGCCCCATCGGCCAGCCCTTCGGCATCTCCGGCACCGCCGGTTATCATCCGAAGTTCACGAGCCAACAGACGCTGGGCAACAGCCTTTTATATGATGATGGTACGTCACTCGGCATAGGCACTACCACCCCATCGAATGTCGTCAGTGCTGGGATTTATTCAAACGCTAGCACCAATAACGATTCTGGCTTCGCTACAGCTAATACAAATGTCGGCACAGCAGCAAGAGCTGTGGTGGCCGTTGGTAGAGCGATGTCGGGCGGGGTTTATGGCATAATTTCTTATACCGGATCAGGCTATACGGCTGGGGCCGGAGTGTATGGCGGCGCAAATAATTTTCAAATTTGGGCCGCAAACAATGCGTCAACAATGCAGATAGGCACCGCAGGTGTCACTCCATTAAGGTTTTATACTAATAATAGCGAACGAGCTGTCATAGATTCTTCTGGCAATGTAGGAATTGGCACAAACTCTCCTTCGTATCGATTGCATGTTTCTGGTCAAACTTATCTTAATAACGGTACAAGCAACCCGCTTTACATTGAACAGACCGTGGCAGATGGGACCACTCGTGATTCGATTTATTTATACGAAGCGAGTGCGCAGGGTACGGGCCGTCAGGCCATTAGTTGGTACAACGGAAATACTGGTTACTATAAGGCTCGGATTTATACGGAAGTCGGCTCAGGCTACAATGCTACGAAATTTTACATCGATACCGCAGACAACGCCCGCACAGTAGCTACGCGCCTTTGTATTTCTGACGGCAATGTCGGGATCAACACTACCTCTCCTGGTGCGAAGCTCCAGGTTGATACCGGAGCCACCGGCACCAAGGGTCAGATTATCAAGGCCTTCCTGGGGCAGACAGCAAATCCTTTAGAAATCCAGTCTTCAACTGGTTTAGCTTATATTTCTACGGTGCCGTATTCAAACGGCTTCAAGCTTAGACTTACTGAGTCAACAAACACCAACAGCGCATACTATAGCGACATTTGGACAGATACTGGACCAGCCCTAAATTTTAGCTCGGTAGGCCAAGCTTTTAGGTTTACTGGAACTAGCACGCTTACAATTAACACCAACAGTTCCAATGTTGGTTTTTACACGGCTAGCGGCTATGGCCTTGATTGGGACATGGCTGGCACTTATGTCTTAAGAGTCGGCAGAGATGTTTCTGGTGGATCGCCTGTAGTTTTCAGAGCAAAAGCAAGCCAGACGGCTAACATCCAGGAATGGCAGAACAACGGCGGTACGGCCCTGGCCTACATGGACGCCAACGGCAACTTCGCCGCTGTGACCAAGTCGTTCCTTATCCCCCACCCGACTCCTGCAAAGGCCGCCGAAGGCAAGAAGCTCCGCTACGCCTCATTGGAAGGTCCAGAAAACGGCGTCTACTTCAGGGGCAGGCTGGAAGGGGAGAATGTCATCATCCTGCCGGACTACTGGGTCGATCTCGTTGATCCCGAGAGCATTACGGTCAACCTGACTGCCCGGAAGTTTGCCCAACCCTCGCTCTTTGTTGTTGACGCCAACGCAGAGAGGGTCGTTATCGAATCCGACCGCCAGGTCTGCTGTGATTTTATTGTTTACGCAACGCGTAAAGATATCGCCAAGCTGGAGGTGGAGCCAGATGGCAACTAATTACAACCCCAACATCATCACAAGTGGCTTGGTTGTTTGTTTAGACCCTGGGAACGCAAGAAGTTATGCTGGCAGCGGCACCGCTTGGAGTGATTTGTCGGGCAACGGACTCAGTGCCACCATAGGCAATAGTCCCACTTTCAGTTCTACGAACGGCGGCATCCTAACATATTCGGGAGCCAATGTTGGCGCTACCGCCACAACTTCGTCATCTCTTTTTAATGTCGGTACGGGTGATTTTACAGTAGAGTGTTGGGCAAGAGTTTCATCTTTTGCTCCTTACTCGCTACCTTTTTCTCTAGATGACAACCTTAATGGTGCTGGAATAACATATTATTTGGCTGCTTCTCCTAATAATTTTCGTACTTGGGTCGCCAATACAGCCAACAATAGTGTTAGTCAAATAAGCACTAATACTTGGTATCACCTAGTAATTTCTAGGCTTTCAGGCACCGTATCCAAATATATAAACGGTGTTTTAGACAGCACACATGTTGCTAGCGGCTCTTTGTCTACCGGCCAGTCAGTCAAAATAGCTTGGAGATATGATGGCTCATATAACTTTACTGGTTCGATAGGCAAAGTAAGCTTTTACAATTTGGCATTAACAGCGACCCAAGTTCTTCAGAACTTCAACGCCATGCGGGGGAGGTTTGGACTCTAATGGGACTCTCGCACTCCCCGTCTATTGCAACAAACAATTTGTTTCTCTTGCTTGATGCTGCGAATCCAAGAGCGACAAATAGCGGAGGAGATTTTCTTTTTTCAAATGTCTCGCTTCTTCTTCTAGGAGAAACGACAACAGACAGCAGCTCAAATGCTGTTACCATGACCGCAACTGGTTCGGCTGGGCCGAGTTCAACTCAATACAAGTATGGGACAAAAAGCTTGTATTTTGCCGGAAACGGCAATTATCTTAGCACTCCAAACAACGCAATTTTTCAGTTAGGTAGCGGTGATTGGACTATTGAATGCTGGGTTTACATAACTTCAGCCACTTTGAACGGAATCATATGCAAAAGGAACGCAGGAACTTACGATGCGTATTGCATTGGAACTGACGCCAGCAACAATTTGTGGATAACAATCACTAACACGGCAGGTACTTGGACTTTGGGTGGCGTAAACCTGGCTTCTGGAGTTACTCCGAATACCTGGCATCATGTCGCAGTAGTGCGAAATGGCAACACAATTAAAGGATACCTTAACGGAATCTACGGTGGCGTTTCTGCGTCATTTAGCGGATCAGTATACGACTCTGGTAAATCTGTTTATATTGGAAACTCTGACGGCGGCGCTAACGGTCAAAACTTTAACGGGTACATAGACGACTTCAGGTTAACTAAGTACGCAAGGTATACGAGCAATTTCACCCCGCCCACCTCGCAGATGCCTTCTTACAGCATGACCAGCTGGGCAGACTTGAGTGGAAACAACAATAACGCCACATTAAGCGGAGGTTGTTTTGTCAACGCCAACGCTATGTATTTTAACGGAGCTGGCAGCGCAACAATTACTGGACTCAACACAACGCTTTACACTTTGGAAATTGTCTTCAGAAATTACCAAGCTTTAGTTTCAAGCCCTGAGACTGACAACAGTCCTTATTACAGTCTTGTTGGTTTTGTCTCTGGTGGTTCAAATATTAGAACTGTTGGTTTAGGAAGTTGGACTAGCGCGTTCGCTGGCGAAACCATTTCTTGGTGGACTAATTATCCTAATTCATATGGCAGCTACATAACCGACAATGTCCCATATGGATTCCACCACCTTCTGATCAACTACAACAACGGGACATCGACTTATGATATTTGGCTGGATGGCTTGAAACGAACCGTTGGAAACGCCTCTGGCTCTCCGCTCATGACAAATTTGACTGCCTTTACGGTCGGATACTCTGCTTGGAGTAGTTATTACTTCAAGGGAGAAATTGCTCTGGTTCGTTGTTACAACGCTGCCTTGACCGATGCCCAAGTTGCTCAAAACTTTTCATCTGTTCGCGGGAGGTTCGGACTGTGAGCGTTTACGCTGGACCTTCCATTCCCACCAATGGCCTAGTCATGCACTGGGATGTTTCTGATCGTCAATCTTACCCAGGCACAGGTACGGTCCTTTATGACCTTAGCGGCAACGGCAATAACGGCACTCTCGTCAATACGGTGACTTTTGATGGCAATACTGCTGGGGGTATCCTGGAAACCAACGGTGTGGACAGTCAGATTACCGGCGGCCCCAATCTCCAGACTGTAAACCACACGATCATTACCGGCTCCAGAAGAAAACCTGGGTCTGGCTACAACGGCAGGGTGGTCAGTTCCAGTGGTGGCAACTGGCTCCTGGGTCACCATGGCGGCTCGGGCAACAAGTATTACGCTGAGGGCTGGGTGGTCAACGGTTCGGCTGACGGAACTTTATGGACCATATACGCTGGCATAGGAAACTATAGTTCAGATATATGGGCACTTTACAACAATGGCGTTTTGATCGGCAGCAACAACGGGGGGGCGTATGGCCCCACCTCCTTCTGTGTCGGCGCATGGAGTTCAACTTACGAAAGAAGTCAAGCCCAACTCAGCTTCCTCATGGCCTACAACCGGGTATTGTCAGAAGAGGAAGTCATCAAAGTATATGTGGCTATGCGCGGTCGTTTCGGAATATAGGAGCTTATCATGGCAGATTCGGACAAGAATATCCTTATTACCCCCAACCGTTCCCAAACGGCGCAACCCAGCATTGCTTTTACCGGCAAGGGCAATATACCGATTACGCTTCGCGTACTGGACGACTCCACTGGCACTCTGAGCTTTGAGGGGTCGGCAGGCCAGCTTTTTAGCATCAACAATAATCTAGCCTCCGGCACAATCTTCTCCGTCAACGATGTGTCCGGCATCCCGATGATCGATGTCGATGCCTCCGGCCTTGTCCGACTGGCTCCGTTGGGAGGGACTGTTTACAGCAACACGCTGTATGCGGTGCCGAGGACGGTGGCTGGATCAGGCAACAGCGTCACTGTTCGTGCCGCTGACGGATTGACGAGTGGTGCGGGCGGAAACATTCTTCTGTTGCCGGGTTTGCAGGCAACAACGGGTGGGGATGGCAAGATCATTGTTCGTCAGCCTGGTGGTACGGCTGGCACGAACGAAGTGCAGATGTGGCATGATGGGTCGCAGTTCCACATTAAGAATTTCACGGCTGTCGCCGACTACGGAACATCCAGCTCAATCATACTTAAATCTTCAAATGATTTCGGCGTACAAATCGGTCGTGTTGGTCCTAGCACTGTCGGGGTTTATCCAGTTGGCACAAGCACAATTGCTATTGGCAATCCAAGCAGTCAGACCGTTTATGCTGGTTGGTGGTATTCAAATTTTTATTCTGGCGCTTGGGAACCAAGTAATTCGACTTATCCCATCAACTGGACCGATGTTGGTTTTTATCGCGGATCAGTTAGACAGCTGGTTGTAGGTAATTATTCTTCGGGCGGTGGGTCGCTGTGCTACACTTCTTCGACGCCATCTGCGCTCTCTACTAATCCGACCAATGATCTTGCGCTAAGCGGCTCTGCCTTCCAGCGCCTCTCTTCTTCGTCGGCGTTAGCCGTGACTGGCATCGCCCCCCCATCCGGTGGCGCCCATGTCGATGGCCGCGTCATGTGGCTACACAATGTCGGCTCCTTCAACATCACCCTGAAGCACAGCCAGACCAGTACCGCAGCCAACCAATTCATCAACGAAGGCGGCGGCGACATTGTTCTCGGCCCCAACCGGATCGTCCAATGTACTTATGACTCGACTTCTACTAAGTGGCGCGTCAACGGTGAGATGTATCCGTACAACTTCCCCACCACCGACGGCACTAATGGTCAAGTTCTGACGACCAACGGCAGTGGCACTCTCTCCTGGGCGACTTCTTCTGGTGGGGTCAGCGGGAGTGGCACCACCAATTATGTGACGAAGTTTACTGGGACGAGTGCGGTTGGCAACAGCCAAATTTTTGACAATGGCACAAATGTTGGCATTGGTACGGCTTCGCCAAGTGCCAAGCTACATGTTGTTGCTGATAGCGCCCTAACAAATCCTGAGTCGGATATCGGCGTTTATTCTCTCTTTTTGAACAGTAATGCGACCACCAACGCAGGTTCAGCGATAGGCTTAGGAGCAAATGGAACTGCTGGCGCCATCATAGTGGGCCAACGTGTTGGTGCCAATAATGAATCTGTTATGAAGTTGCAGACTCGGGATAGTGCTGGAACCGCAGCAACCCGCGTCACAATTTCTAGCGGTGGAAATGTCGGTATCGGCACAACTTCGCCGTCTTACAGACTAGATGTCGCCGGAACCATTAAATCTGCCGGCACAGGATATAATACTGCTACTTCTCCAAGTATTTATTTAACCAATACGACTGCTACAACTGGCAGAACCTTTATAATTAACTCTGCCAATAATGGTGCTTTTCAGGTCGCAGATGCAAATGCTTCAGATGCTACTCGTTTGTATTTGTTAGCCAATGGAAATTTTGGAATTGGAAACAATTCCTCCGACCCAGGAGCGCAGCTGCAAGTAACCGCATTGGCTGCTGGCACGAAGGGTTTAATTGTAAAAGGCGCAGCCTCGCAAAGCGCCAATCTCCAAGAGTGGCAGGATAGTGCTGGAAATGTCCCGATTTCTGTCAGTTCGGCTGGTACGCTGTCCATTGCAAAAAGCGGCACTCGTCCAAGCTACATCGTATTGAACAATACGGTTGCTACAGAATCTGTCGAAGTAACGATGCAGCAAAATGGTGTTCAGCGTGCCGCATTCGGCATCTGCGGGACCACCAACGCCTACATTCTCAACCCACCCAGCGCCTCGGACTTCGGATTCCGGGCTGACAATGTGAATATCCTATTCTCTATGAATGCTGGCAGTAGCGTTCAGGCGATGTTAACTTCTGGTGGACGATTTGGTGTTGGCACGAGCGCAACAGCAGATGTTACGGGAATGATTCAGGCAAACCCAACATCGGCTTCGACTAAGGGTCTTGTCGTAAAGGCAGCAGCTTCACAAACAGCAAATCTTTTAGAGATTCAGAACAGTTCGGGCACGAATCTGGTCTATGTGGACTCGACTGGCGACCTAGCTGTCGGCGTTCCTAGCACAACCTATTTCCCTTCGGGACCTGCGGCCCCACTACATGTCACCCGTCCTACTACTGCGGTGGCTACCGCTGTTGCGGCTTGGCCGACTTACGAACCAGATACCCAAACCCACGCCCGCCTGACGGCTTTGTTCACTGATGGCGGCAACGGTGGAACGGCGACTGCTGGCACTGGTACAACCAACCTTATTCAATTTGGAGAGTATTACACGGGTCGTGTTGTCCTGATGCCTTGGGGAGCGGGTGGCCAGACTCCATCTGATCAGGGCGCAGGAAATGGCCGCGATATCATGTTGTTGGGTGGCAAATCCGATAATACGACCGGGAAGATCGGCGGACGGGTTTTCATCCAGGGCGGAACGGGCTTTAATGCTTCTGGATGGGGCGCAAACTTTGGTAATGTTGTTCTTCAGCCAAATGGTGGTGATGTTGGTATCGGCACATCTTCGCCAGCCACAAAACTACATGTTGTTGGGGCGATTCGTTCTAGTGGCTATACAGGTGGCGGTGATGGAACCTATTTAGCTTTGACTGGCGACCTTCCTGGTTATGCAGCTAATCGTTACCCAACCCTGCGATCAGATGGAAGTATCTATTTCTCAGTATCTGATCGGTATGCAGCATATCTTTATAGTGTAGACAATTCGTTTAATATCGCTAATACATCCACGCAGTGGAGGGTGAGCCTAAATCCGAACGGAACCAGTTATTTTACTGGTGGCGCTCTGGCTGTCGGCGCAACAACTGCTGCTGGTGGTGGGCAAGTTTACATTGCACCACAAGCTTCTGGAACAAAAGGTTTGGTTGTCCGTGCCGCAGCCTCGCAGAGCGTCAACCTACAAGAGTGGCAAGATAGCACCGGTAGTGCGCGTTCATGGATTAGCTCTGCTTGTAAATTAAATGTCCTACAAGCTGGCGATGGCGCTCAAGGCGGTCTTGAAGAAAGCGTTGCGAATTTTGGCCACAAATCTTTCTGGTCCAACGGCGATGCTGGTCTAATTTCTGTCGGCTTTGCCGACATTGCTGGAACCTACAACAGCAGCAGTGCCAGATGGGACATGTACTTCAAGACTGGAAACAGTGGCGACCCATCTGCGCGAACAGAGCGTATGCGTATTTTGGGCGGCAACGGCAATGTTGGCATTGGCACAAAAGTGCCTGACAAGCTTTTGACTATTGCTGGTAATGCCGCCACCCCCCAAATCACCATTTACAAGTCGCCTGATGGCTCGATTAACTCGGCTCAACAAATTGCGGTACTTGGAACTGGCAGCAGTAACAGTAACTCGGGAACCACAGGTGGTAATGAGTACGGTCTTCTTCAGTTGATGCACAACGGAACAATTCGTTGCCAAATTTACGCTGGAGGAAATGGTTGGATTCTGGATGGCATGTCGTTTGGCACCAATAGTTCACCTGGGGCACAGGTGTTGGTTGTCCCGTCGGCAGCAGCAACTAAAGGTCTGATTGTTCGTGGCGCAGCCTCGCAGAGTGCGAACTTGCAGGAGTGGCAGAACAGCGGTGGGACTGTGCTTGCAAGTGTTGATGCGTCTGGCGTCATAAATGCTACGCACTCCGGTTCTTTTACAGGAACGCTAACCACTACCGCTAATGCCGAGCAATATACGGGTTCTTTAACACGACAGAGATATTTCACAGGATCAATTCCAACCGTTGTCGGTAATTATCGCGAAATATTCTATGTTCAAGGTAATGTGGCGACAACTGTCGAGATTGAGTTACATGCCATAAACAGTACGTCTCGTACCTTGACAAAGAAGTATCGATATTCGACCGTCTGGGGAATTCAAAATGGTGTTGTAGCTCCAAACATGGTGTCTGACAGCCAAGATAATTCTAGTTTGGGATTTGAGCTAGAAACCTTGCAGTTTAATACCTATCAATCGATGTTTAGGATTAAACGCACTATTGGTACTGATGCTGGCACATTTTATTGTGTCATCCGAAGCATAGGCACGGCTAATGGCATTACTGAAAGCACCGGCACAGGTACTTCGGCTTTAAGTGGTTATCTGTATGGGCGCGACTATCTAAACCCAACAATTTCGCCAGCACCAAATCCCTACACTTCTGGCGCAGGCGTGAGTCTTACCATCCTTGCGAATAATGGTTCCACCAGTGGTGCTGGTGGGTCGATTATCCTTCAGCCAGGTGCGCAAGCGACCACGGGAGGGAACGGGTCGATCCGGTTTATTAACCCGTCCAATACCGCTCAGTATTTTTATATTGCACCCAGCACTTCTGCGCTCGACATTGGTTTGGTTGGTATTTCCAATGATGTTAATACTGGCGGTATCAATTTCAACGGCACAAACATAAGAGGGTTGGGAACTGTAAATACTTCTGCCCTTTTTGCTGGCTCTTTTTATCTTTCTTCAACTACTTTGCGTTCAACATTTGGAGCAAGTGTTCAGCTTGGTTCTTCCAACGGCACCAGCACTGATAACATCAATTACATCTGGATGCGTCAGGACGGCCATATCGCATGGTACGGCGACATCGGTTTAAGGCGGGATGGGGTCGGGGTACTGAGTGTAACCAACGGCTCGACTGGCGGTGGATCGCTTGCGTACAAGAGCAACACCACCAACATTTCTGCTCCCACCAACGATTTGGTTTTGAATGGCAGCGCCTTCCAGAGGCTGAACTGCACGACCGCCTGCAACCTGACGGGCGTTGCCCCGCCCAGCGGTTCCCACATCGATGGTCGTATGATGCGTATCTACAATGTGGGCACAGCCAATCTCACCCTGAAGCACAACAGCACCAGTTCCGCAATCGCCAATCGGTTCTGCTGTGTGCAGGCCGTGGATATCGTTCTCGCCCCGCGTGACTATGCCGAACTGATCTACGACGGGACGGACGGGGGTCTCGTTGGTGGTCAGAATAACCCATGCTGGAGAGTCCACTGATGGCTGGAATTACTCGTCGGTGCAAAAGGCGTCCGAACAGCGGTGTACAGGGGTGTCCCGCCCAAGGGCCGGGCACGCCCATTACGGTATACCCAGGTGGAACCTCGACGGGGGTTATCAAAAGAAGCCCAACCAACCCGCCAGCGCCCCCGCCGAGGACGCCCCCAAAACCCGTGGTCAAATCAAGTACCACGATTGTCATTCCCTTCACGGGACCAGTAGTACCCACCGCTTCCGGTATAACAGTCACGGTGACGAAGGTCTAAGGAGGGTATCATGTCCGGGACGCCTTTTCCAACAACAACCACTACGACCACGACTACGACAACCACGCCGACAACGACCACGACCACCACGACCACCACGACAACCACGACTACCCTGACGCCGACGACCACGACGGCTGCTCCGGTCAACGCCACCCTCACCTTAGCCACCAGCGATCCCGCCTATAACGATGAAGCGGTGGTCTTCACTTTGTCTGGAGTCACCGTTTCGCCTGGTGACACGATTTCGATCACGATTGCCGACAATACCATCCAGTCTGCCGTCGACGGCGCTTTTGTCACAGGACAGACTTTCAACAATACGGATGTTTTCAACTGCGTGGGAGCGACACTTTTCCTAGATCAGTATGCCACCAATTTCGGACCCAACAGCGGGACCTGGAACGATTTAAGCTACAGCGGCAACGACGCCACCTTTGTCAGCAATCCCACCTATTCCATCAATAATGATGGCTATTTTATTTTTGACGGAACTGCGTCTTATGCTTACGGCAACTCCGGCCTGACCAACAACGCCGATTTCAGCGTCAATTTTTGGATGTACTACATCAGCAACAATGCGACCGAACAGGGTATTCTTTCGACCTGGGATACCAGCTGGAATGGGTTTGCCATTGCGACCGGCGGGACTGGGGCGAACATCCGCTCGTGGACGAACAACGGCGGGGGTGGGGGTCTAAACTGGGCAACCACAGCCTCCGTCCGGAACGGCTGGCATATGTTCACCCTGACCTACAAGTTTTCGACCAAGACCCAGACAGTCTACATCGACGGAGTGCAGAAAGGGACAGAGTCCTACGGATCGGCCATCACCCACTCCACCCTGCAAATAGCGCGGGGCGGGGCCACCGGATCGACCCAGTTGTCCTCCTATCCACTCACTAACTGCTACTTAACAAATATAGCTTTTTATAACTCTGTTATGACAGGAACGCAAATCAGTAACACATTCAATAAAACGAAAAGCAGATTTGGTCTGTAGTGGTAAGTGTATTATCTTGTGGTTCCTCTTTTTTTTAGGAGTTTTGACATGGCACAGTGGATTGAAGCGACCGAACCCAGCGTTGTTCCCTCGATTGCCGAGAAGGTATTCGACAAGTGGCGGATTGAGCAGTTCAGCACGGTTGGGGACGGCTCGACCTCTCCTGTCCAGCTGCATGTGATCTTCGTGAAAAGTCGCGTCTACAGCGAGACGGTGACCAATCCCGAGACCGGCGAGGCCACCACGGTTGAGAAGATCGAAGTCAACCCGAACATGAAGACCAACCTGTTCGTGCCCAACCTGTACGAACTGGCCGCCGAGGACGCTGATGTGGCCCAGGCTTTTGGTCTGGTCGTGGCTGCTCTCGATAAAGTCGCCAAAGCCAAAGGCGTCATCTGATGTACAAGGCGACGATCGGCGTCGTCCTGGGGGTATCCAAGACGGGCCAGAGCCTTTCGGCTCAACTTGTCAGCCCCAGCGGCACGCCGGTCGGTAGCCTGATTTCCTCTGGCTTTGTGGAGATTGGCCAGGGGAATTACATGTGGACTTACGACCAGTTCCCGGCCAGCTTCCGGGGTGGCGTTAAGTTCTTTTCTGGCAACAACTTAATGGCTTTCATGACCATTAATCCCGAGTTGCTGGAATATGTCGATGCCCCGATCTCCTCCCGCCTGACCTCTGCCATCAAAGTCCCGACCTTCAGCATTCCCGTTGTCGCCGACGAGGGAACGCCAGTCGTGTTCCGCCAGACGGACGATTACTTTGCTGCCGAGGGCCGATCCATCGATGTCATCAGCGAGGCCTGGCCACCGCTGGCCGAGTCCATCGTCCGACTGACCGTCAAATCCAAAAGGACCGGCTTCACCAAGACTCTCCCCGTCCTGCCTGACAATACCGTCAGGGTTGAGCTATCCAGCTTGGAACTGGCCCAGATGGGGAGTGGGCGATGGCCCTTTGAGATCAACACCCGGTTGCCCAACGACCACCTGTTGACCCTGCTCAAAGGTATCTTCCAGATTGTGGCCCCGTTCAACTGATGTTGATCCAGCTGCCCGATTTCACCGTTCCCCACCTCGACTTTGGACTGAGGGTGGACAGGTATACCGACCCGCTGGTTTTCACAGTTGATTCACCCGAGCCATCAAGTGCTATCATTTTATTTCGAGATGACTTCTCCAAGCCCCTTCCCTTCGTCAACGGCAAACTGGAAATCATGATTGCCCGGGCCACCATGTACTTTTTGGGCAACGGCTTCCATCCCTTTGAAATCCGCACCACCCTGTCCAACGGGCATGTCCTGACCCCGGCCACCGGCCACATTTCAGTCTATCTGGTCGAATAGCCTGCGGTGTATCTCCAGTAGGAGGTGCGCTGATGAGCTGGCAAACAGAAATGGGAACCCTCTTGAGGGTTCTGCTGAACGACTTCACGGTTCCGTACCAGTTTTCGGACCAAAGGGTCTATCAGACGATCTGTGCCGCCGCCCAGCTGGTGTTGAGCGAGTTGAATTTCCCCCTCGTTTACGAGGCCGATGTCCAGGCTCTGTCCATCACCCCCGACCCCACCGACCGTGACGAGGCCAGCCCCACAAGGGATGACAACTTCATCAACCTAGTCTGTCTCAAAGCTGCTTGCATCACCGAGCGCGGCGAGGCCCGGAACGCGGTACGACAGGGCATCTCCATCCGAGACGGCTCTTCGGCAATCGATCTTAGAGGCCCCCTCCAGGGACGTATCGCCCTGCTCAAGGAGGGCTACTGCAAGGCCTACGACGACGCCAAACTGGAATACAAGGCTGGCCGGGCCGGGGTCGTTGCTGGTGCCGCCATCCTCAGCCCCTTCCGCATCTTCGCCGGTTACGGCGATCAGAACTACTACCCGGTCCCCGAAGGTCGCCAGACATTCATCCGCTAAGGGAGGTCGCCATGAAGGGAACACCCACCTACATCATGATCGGCCTGATCGTCCTGATCATCGCCTGCTACGACCTCTTTGCCATCCTCGCCTGGGGCAGCGATTACACCTTCAGCACGGTCATTCTGGATTTGGCGCAACGAGAGCCTGTGGTGCCTTTGCTCGTCGGCGTTGTCCTAGGGCACCTTTTCTGGCCAATGAGAATCAAGGAGAAGAACTGACATGGCAATCGCATACCAACCCGGCGGCAACCCGATCAAGGACGGTTCGGCGGTCATTTGCGCCGTCCCCCAGAGCAATCCCTCCGGCCTGGTCACCACCCTCGACCGCCGCGCCAATGTCGTGGCTGACATCAACACCGGCAAAGTCGGCGTCTCGCTTGACCAGCGTTACCTGTCCTGGAACGAGGACAAGTTTGAGACTTTGCCCGTTGCGTCCGGAGATTACGCCACCGGCACCAATGCCGCCGCGGTCATCAATTTGCCGGCTGCCGGCCCGGGTCGCAACCATGTGATCACCGGCCTCACCTTTGGCTACAACGCCACCCCCGCCTCCGGCGCCATCGTCAAGATTGAAGACGGCTCCGGCAATGTGGTCTACAAGGCCCCCATCACTGGTGCTGGCTTTGAGTCGGTCAACTTCTATCCGCCCAAGGTCTGCTCCCCCAACACCGCCGTCATCATCACGCTGTCGGCAGGCGGGGCGGGCGTGACGGGCGACATCAACATCATCGGACGCCGGATCCAGTAATGGCCTACCTCTTTTCGATCGACCAGGAGATCCGCACGGTGGCTGAGCAAGCCATCACGGATCTCATCGATCAGTTGGGGAAGACCTGTCTCCTGGTTTATCCCCCGACTTGGGAACCGTGCGCCAACTGCTTGTTCGACGAGATTGGCAACAAGTCCTCCAATCATTGGCGCACGGGTGGCCCCCTCCCCTTCCCGAACGGTTCCGTTTGCCCATCCTGCAATGGTCAGGGATTGCATTCCAGAGAGATCACCAAATCGATCAAGCTGTTGGTCAGCACAGTTCCTGCAAGATTCTTGCAGAATATGCCAACAAGATATCAAGTGCCAGATGGAGTTATCACCACTAAGGGGATGATGGCTGACCTGGCAGATGTGCTCCAGACCCGCAAAATCATCGTTCAGAGTGATCTTTCCAACGCCCTTCGCCTGACCTACGAGATGTACGGCGAACCAGTCGATACCAACAATATCGCTCAGGGCAAGTTTTGGACGGCCACCTGGACGAGGATCGGGGCGTGATCGGTTTTGACATAAAGGTTAATCCGGAAGAGTTTGGGCCAGCACTCATGGAGCGTTGGGCAATCCGGATTAACTTTGCTCTTTCTAGGGCCGCAAAAAATGCCCGGAATGAATGCAGAAGAATTCTTCGCCAGTCCCTAAAAACCAGCAGAGAATATAAAGCCCTATTCATGGAAGTCCAATCGGCCCGAGAAATGGGCCTACAGGGTGAATTAGGTATTGAAGACCCCGAATCTACTGTTAATGCGATTATCGAGGCGGTAGTCGGTGCATTGAGGGTCGATGTGATTAAATCCACAGGCAAATATTATTTCGGCACCGTTTCTTCGTTAGGTGGCTTGCGTGTGGTTATCGTTCCTCAAGACTTGAAATTCTTATTAAATCTGGGTGAAGCCTCATACAGCAGCTACGGCGGTGAAGTTGAGTGGCTTTCCTGGTTATTGTACAGCGGAACAGAAGTAATCATTAGCGATTACTATGTAATGTACGGCCACAACAGCCCAGCTTCTAGAACCAACGATGCCATCATGGTGAAAAGCGGAGAATCCAAGAAAAACTTCCGAATTGCTCCCTTTTATGCTGGTACTGCTGGAAATAACTGGATCACTAGAGCAGGAGTAAGAGCGGAAGAGAGAATCAAGGAAATTCTTGTCCAGAAAATTAGGGACGCCTTGTCATGAGCAATTTAACGAGATTATCCGGCGTTAGCCAGTATGGCGATCCCCTTGTTAGCGACCTTCTGGAGTGGTCCTGCTACCAGTTCCTTGATTGGGGGCTTCTCAGCGTCGGCGCCTTCACTAATGTGACTTTCCCGTCCGGGACCTATCCATCCGGGGTGGGTTCGCACGGGGCCGAGCCATATGTCCTGAGGCCAGCGCGTGACCCGCGTTACACGGCAGGGACGGTCTGGGAGGGGTTTCGCTCCAATTGGGTCTACGAGTCCGGCGTCGACTACAACCGCCAACCGATACAGGTCAGCGGCATCTATGTTGGCGGCATCTTCCGGCCCAACACCAGCGTCGGGGTTTCTGGCTACCGGATCAATTATCCGGAGGGGCGAGTCGTTCTGAATACCCCCGTGCCGACCGGCACCCGGATCGCCTGCGAGTTTTCGTTCAAGAATGTCCGGCTGGATATGGACGAGGCCCAGTGGTTCAAGGCTGTGCAGTTTGACAGCTTCAATCCGGCGGACCCCCAGTTCAAGTCGCCAGCTGGCTCGGGCGCCTGGGACGTCCTGTCGGCCAACCGGGTTCAGCTGCCCGCCATCGTCATCGGAGCCGCTCCCCGCGTCGACATGGAAGGCCTGCAAATGGGCAATCTGTCGCGAATCCACAGTCAGGATGTTGTTTTCCACATCTTGGCCGAAACCAAGTTTGACCGGAAGCAGCTTCACGACATCATTGTTAATCAATGGCAACGCAGGATTGAGGGCATCGATAAGAAGAGACTAGCCAACGACAATCGTTTCCCTCTTACCTACGATGGCCAAATTAACCCGTCTGGCTACACCTACCCGCAAATGGTCGAACCAGCCGGATCCGGAGCCTATACTTGGCGCAAAATAACTTGGGAAGAAATAAAGTCTGCCGAGATGCCGTCCAAACCCCCTCTTTTTCGGGCTGTTGTCCGAGCTACTTTGTCTGTCGATCTACCCTAGCCGGTGTACTTGATTGCGGTAAGCCCATTGGGCCAATTCCCGAATCAAGGAGAACACCGTGGCAAACAATCGCGTATTCTACGCCATCACTGCTGTTGGAATCGGCCCACACAGTGGCGCTAATGCGGGCACCTACACCCGCGTTCGTGGCCTTCAGAGCGCAACCATCACCACCAACTACAATCTGGAAGCTGCCTACGAACTGGGTATGCTCTCCCTGTACCAGAACATCGAAGGCGTGCCGGAAATCGAAGTCCAGCTCGAGCGCGTTCTGGACGGCACCCCGCTGATGTTCGACCTGGCCACCTCCGGCCGCGTCAACAACACCCTCATCGGCCGCGCCAACTCCCGCTGCAACTTGGTGCTGTCGGTCCACGCCGACACCGCCGTGTCCGCCAGCGGCACGCCTGTCGCCCAGTGTCTGGTGTCCGGCGCCTACGCCTCGGCCATCAGCTTCAAGAGCGCGATGGACGGCAATGCCACCGAGTCGATGACCGTGGTGGGCAACAACAAGATCTGGGCTTCCGGCGGCGGCTACTGGACCCCCAACGCCCCGGCTTCTGAGGCCCCCACCGCCGCTTCCGGCATCGTGCGTCGGCAACACGTCCTCATGGACGACTGCATCTTCCCCAAGGTGATCCCCGGCGTCAACAGCGGCACCGGCAAGCTGACCGACATCCCCGGCAGCGGCTACAGCGCCCACATCCAGTCTGTCAGCATCAACTGCAACCTGGGTCGTGAGCAGCTGATGGAGCTGGGCCGCAAGGGTCCCTTCTTCCGCTATGTCAAGTTCCCCGTGGAAGTGACTGCGGAATTTGAGGTCCTGACCCAATCCGGCGACTTCGCCCAGGCCAATGACGGCAATGCCGACCAGCTGAACGACGAGTCGATCCACATCTTCTTCGCCGACGGCACCGACATCGACCTCGGCGACAAGTGCAAGCTGCAATCCGCCAACTACCAGGGTGGCGGAACCGACGGCGCCAACCGCACGGTGACCTACAGCTTCCGCACCTTCAACGACCTGACCGTGAACAAGGTCTAAGCCTTGCCCGGTTAGTAAGGAATGACGGAGGGGGGGCCGCAAGGCCCCCTCTTCTCTTTGGAGGACACCTTGGATTTTGACCTTCTGATCGCCCGTATCATTGCGGGCTGTCTGCGCTTCTCCGTTGACGGCAAGCGGTATCTGATCCGCCAGCCAGGCCGTCTCCGTCGTTATAAAGCCCAGCAGGTTTACCAAGAAGCCTTAACTGAAGCTTTGGAAGACGAACTTTACAGCGATAGTGAAATAGAAAATCTGTTGCGATCCAATGGACTCTGGGATGACGAGCGACAAAAACAGACGGCAACCTTAGACAAGGATATTGAAAAGCTCAAGGTCGGGTTGTTTAGGGCATTCTTCAAGTCCAAGGAACGAGATGTCATCCGGAAGGCACTTTCTGCCGCCAAACAGGAACTCGCCTCCCTTTACGCACAAAAAAACATTTATTCGCCGATGGGAGCAACCGGCTTTGCCCAGGTCGCCCGCACCCGCTATTTGGTTGGTAGCGGCTTGCTGAACGATAAAGGTAAGCGCGTCTGGAAAGATGATGAGTTTTACAAGGGTAATGATTCCCTGCTTGATGAGGCAGTTACTGCTTATTCGGAAGCTCAAATTTCAGATGTGGTCATGCGTGCTTTGGCTCGTTCCGATCAATGGCGTTCGGTATGGAACTGCAAGGATAATTGCCTGGATATATTTGGTCGGTGTGCCGTCGATTTGACCGAGGAGCAGCGCAATTTGCTGTCTTGGTCACAGTTGTACGACAGCATCGCCGAACACCCCAACCCACCGCACGATGACATCATACGGGATGATGACGCCTTTGATGGCTGGTTGGTTATCCAACGCAGGGAAAGAGAGCGTCAACGCAAGGAAGCGACTGCTGAAGGCATGCTTTCCGGTATGAATTTGCCTGAATCCGGCGAGATTTTCTTGATGGCAGAAACAGATGAAGATTTACAAAATATTGAATCTTTGAACAGCCCCCAGGCTGCTGCGATTAAAAGAGAGAGACTGGCGCACATCGCTAAAAAGGGCGAAGTCGAGGAGCAACACATGCCTGATTCCCGTCGGGAAATCATGCTAATGGCTCAACGGTCTTTGCCAGGCCAGTAAGGAGGATCAAGTGGATGCTTATAACCAGATAGAGGCTGCTGCGGACGCAGCCCGTCGTAATGAGGAAGAAGCCGCTAGGAATCACGAGCGCAATTCACGCGTTCGTCTCCAGAGGATTCTCTCCACGAAAATGCGAACCGCTTTCATTGGTGCCTTGAGTGCCGTGGAACAAAGTTTCGGCGAGTTGTGGGGCCACAACGCCACGCCGGAACAGCGGGAAGCAGCAAAGGAGAAATGGAAGCAGATTTGGGAAACCTGTCGCTCCTCAATCCTGAACAACGGCAACGCCCAGCTGCGTGCCGTCGAATCAGAATTGGCCCAATACACGGTTAGCTGGAACCGTTGTCAGAAGACCCTACCCGTGGAGGATGAATCGTGAGCGCCAACAAGAAAGTGGTTAAGGTTGAGATTGGTGGAAAAGAAGTCGAGCTGGCTGTTCTTCGCCCGAACGCCAAGGTTCGCCAGGATGCCCAGAAGGTCTACAACAAGGCTTTCCGGGATGCTGTTGAGTCCGGGGCTATTCTCCGGGCCAAGATTGAGTCGGTGATGCGTGAGCAAAAGCTCTGGGACGATGCCAAAGAGGCAGAACTCCGCAAGCTGCAAGGTCAAATCGCCGAAAAGGAACGCAAAATCCGCGGGGGTGGCATCAAGCTTTCGGAGGCCCGAGAAATGGCCATCCAGCTTCGCCGGGACCGTGGTGAACTTCGCGCCCTCAATTCCGAGCGGATGAGCCTGGACAACAACTCTTGCGAGGCTCAGGCCGACAACGCCCAGTTCAACTTCTTCGTGTCGGCGTGTACTGTCCACGCCAACGATGGGAAGCCCTATTTCAAGTCCTACGAGGACTACATGACCAAGGAGGATGACCCCGCCGTCGGCCCCGCCGCCAGCGCCCTAGCGAAGATCATCTACAACCTTGAGGACGACTACGAGAAGAAGCTGCCTGAAAACCAGTTCCTTCTCAAGTTCAAGTTTGCCGATGACAGTCTTCACCTCATCGACAAGCAGGGCCGGAAGATCGATGCCGATGGCCGACTCGTTGACGAAGAGGGCCGGTACATCAACGAAGCCGGGGAATATGTGGATAGGGAGGGGAACCGGGTGGACGCCGATGGCAACTATCTGGTGGATGAAAAGCCCTTCCTGGACGATGAAGGAAACCCGGTTTTGACCGAAGCTTCTACCTCCACCCCGGCTCCCGCCGCGGTGTAATTCCTGTTGAACCGGACAGGCTTTGCGGGCGGTGGTCTCTTCTCCTTCGTGAGGTGGGGCCGCCGCCCATTTATTTTGCGGGGTTAATATGGCATTTGATATCACAGGACAGCTAAATCTACGCCTCGCATCCGGGGCAATCCGCAATATCGCCAACGAAATTAACACGGGCCTTCGTGGCACAACCCGTGGCGTGTCCGTCCCTGTCCGGGCCGACATGAACAATATTCGGGCGGTAAAAGAGGCAATCAGCGGGGCCGGCACGGCCATGGACAAGTTTGCCCAGCAGTCCGGCTTAGCATTTAAGCGTTTTGCCGCCTTCAGTTCGGCAGCAGTACCTTTTATTGCGGTGGCATCTGGAATTCGCAGTGCCGTAACTCAAGCTATTGAATTTGACAGAGAAATGGTTCGTTTACGCCAAGTGAGCGTTGAATCGGCATCAGAGGTTGCCCAGGTTGGCCAGGAAGTTACTCGTTTAGCTACGGCTTACGGCGTTTCTAGCAAAGAACTCATCAAGATGGCGGTGACGTTGAAGCAAGCAGACTTCAACATTAATGAAACTAGGGATGCTCTTGAGGCCTTAGCAAAATCTGCCCTCGCCCCCAACTTTGACTCAATGGCTCAAACCGGCGAAGGTGCCATTGCGGTGATGAAGCAGTTTCAAATTCAGGCTGCCGACCTAGACAAGGCCATCGGCTCAATGAATGCGGTGGCCGGAGCTTTTGCGGTTGAAGCTGGCGACTTGATCGAAGCCGTCCGAAGGACGGGTGGTGCCTTTAAGGCAACCGGTGGCGATCTCAATCAGTTACTTGCCCTGTTTACCTCTGTTCGTCAAACAACTCGTGAATCAGCGGAATCCATCGCAACCGGCTTGCGAACTATCTTTACCCGCATCCAGCGCAACGATACCGTAAACGCCTTGAAAGAGTTTGGGGTTAACTTGCGGTTCACTCGCGAGGAGGCCATGAAGGCGGGAGACCTTGGTCTCACCAATCAATTCGTGGGCGCATACGAGGCTATCCGGCGACTTTCGTCTGCCCTGACCCAATTGCCAGAAGCAGACCCAAGGTATAGCGCCATCGTTGAAGATTTGGGCGGCTACCGACAAATCTCTAAAGTAATTCCTTTGATTCAGCAATGGTCAACCACCGAACGAGCTTTGATGGTGGCAGAAGCTGGGCGGGTGAGTTTGACCGTCAATGCTTCGCAAGCAACAGAATCCTACGCTAATCGCTTGACCAAACTTCAAGAAAGTTACCTTTCGCTCGGCCGCTCGTTGTTGGACAACAATTCTTTTAAAGTGGCTTTTTCGGGTTTTGAGTCTCTAGCCAAAGGCATGTTGATGGTTTTGGAGGCGGCAAAGCCACTCCTCCCCATGCTTACGGCAATGGCCTCCGCAAAAATAATCCAAAGCATTGCCCCAGTAGCAGCTAGGTTTTATCAGGGGGTAACTTACCACGACAAGGGTTCTCTGCTGGCTCGCAACCAGGGCGGTCCTGTCGGTTTTGCGTCCGGTGGTATGGTTCCTGGCGTCGGCGACAAGGACACCGTTCCTGCGTCCCTCCCGTCCGGCTCGTATGTAGTCCGTAAATCTGCCGTTCAAAAGTTTGGCGCAGAAAACCTTTCTAGGCTTGGCAATAAAGCAAATGTGATGCTGACACCTGGTGAGTATGTTTATACTCCTGACCAGGCTAAGAAAATCGGTGCCTCCAGCCTCAATCAGATTAATCGCAGCGGGAAATTGCCTGGTTATGCTTTGGGTGGATTTTTCGACTATTTGAAATCCTACCTCAGCTCCCCTTCGTTGCCGGATGCCAATCAGACGGCTGCCCGCCCAACGGTTCGCTTGATCGACCAGATTTTGAAGCAAGGCAAGGATCCAAACAAAGAAGCCAAATTCCAGCAGTATGCTAGTCGCCTACAGAAAGAGGCGTTCAAATCAGGTAATTTTGCCGATTTGGCAAAAGTTATTCCTAGTTTGGCTGACACAAAGGTTGAATATGGGGTCTCATCAAAACCTCTAAGTAAAGCATACGGGTTTGTTGACGCAAATGAACAAAAAAATAAAGTATATATAACATCTAATTTGAAAAATGCACCGAACCCTTTGAGTACTGTTGTTCATGAAATGGCGCATGTTGCAGACCTAGCGGCTGGCCGAAAAATAGCTGGCAAGAAAACAGGTCGCAACTTTCTGTCTAATCAAGAAGGAACAGAAACAAATACTATCATTAAAAAATTGGCTCCGTTGTTTGAAAAGGGCTTGATGGGAATGGAGCCTGACGAGTTTAAGAATACAGGCAAAAACAAACAAGACTATATAAAGTATAGACTTCAACCACATGAGATTTTGGCAAAATCCGTCCAAGCAATGTCTTTGGAGAATCCTCTGGATGCCTTTAAGGATATGCAGGGGGTGACCAAAAAAGAACAAGCACAGCTATTGGCTCTGGTCAAGGAGGTGGATCAGACTTTCCGCAAGGAAGTTGTCGAAAAAATGGGGGCCACCCAGCCAAAGGCTGACTCTGGGCCAACAAAGAAGGTTGAACAAGCCCGGAAGAAAGTTGCATCTGTTGGCAAACAAATTACGGAAGCAGTTAAAAAAGTAAAGGAGCCGGAATCAGACCCAGTACCTGTTGCGGTTGCTGAACCAGCTGCCCGGCCCATGACCAAGGCAGAGAGTCGTGAGTACCTCATACGGCGCAGGGCCGAAATGGACGCAAAGCGAGAAGCAGACGCCAAACGCGATGTCCGGCAGGCCATGCGTGATGAAGGAATTGCTCCCGTTCGTGGAAAACGCAAGAAAAAAGAAGGGCTTCCGGCCAAACCGGAAGTCATTGTAAAAGAACCGATTAGGGAAATTCTCAGTAACGAAAAGACGCCTGGCGGCACTTTTCCAGAAAACTCCCAAGGGTATTTGGCAGCCCATGCCATTACCGAAAGAATGAATCAGGGACGCGCAGAACGCCACAAAGCTGTTTTGCCCACAGGTATTGCTGCTAATGAATTGGCAACTGTTTCGATAAGTAAGGCTACTGACAAAATAACCGGCACCCGTGTTGCGCCTCCAGGCCTCACTAGGGAAGATCGTAAGCGTTATGAAGCTTATAACTCTAAGGTATATGCTGAATTAAAAGAAGCAAGGTATTGGGGATTTAATTCCGTCAAGGAATATCGAGATTTTAATGATTATTTTGGAAGGCTAGATGGCAGTGGACCTCCTGGCAAAGGCTCCATTCCTACTGATGGTGGTGGAAGTCCTCCTAGCCCTCCTACTCCTTCTGATCTGCCACCTAGTCCTCCTTCTCCACCCCCTCCACCGCCCCCTAAAAAAAGGCGTGGCTACGCTGCTTTCAAATCCGAAATGAAATACCGGGAACTCATCGAATCAGCGATGAAAACCGGCAATCAGATCGGAGCATACTCCACCGAAATGCCACAATTTTCGGGTGCGGAGTCAATTCAGTTCTTGGGTGAATTGCGTAAAGTCGGCGGTTATCGGCCTCAAATGTTGCAAGAGGCCATTGGACAGAATTTGCGAACCAACAATCCCGGAATGAATGAAAAGGGAGTTCAAAAGGTTGCTGCGATGCAGACAACCCGCATCATGAAAGCGGCCGAACAGGTTAGCCGTGCTCAGGAGCGCCTCAACCAAGTCAGTAATATTCGCACTCAGGCAACAAGTCGGGCCGGCGATATCGATCAATACATGCAGTTAAGCCGGAACATAAACCGACTTCAAAAGAGAGCTGACTTTGACCCCGAAGCAGTTGCCGAAGCAAAAAGATTAACGACAACCCGTCAGGAAATAGCCAAAAGGATTGCAGATAACGAAGGTATTGATTTCAAAGAACTGGGTAAGATTAGCAAATCCGGGCGTGTATCGTCTACAAAGTCGGCTCGTGACCTACTTAAAGGTTATCGTTCTGGCTATGAAAGCGATGCCCGCGGAGCAGCAGCCGAGGAAGTTCGTCAAAGAGCCATCCTTGAAAAAAATCAAGAGAAACTCCAAGGAATTGGCATATCTACTTCCACCGATGCCTCTGGCCAGGTTAAGGTCAATTTCCGTGGGGCTGAAGCTGCCTACGGCGCAGGCACTATCCCGCCACGAGCCAATCCTAATAAAAATACTCTTGGAAAAATACTAAATGACGAAATACAAAAAATGTACGATGTCATCGACCCTAAAGGTCGTGGCAAAAATGTAAGCGATGCCCAGAAAAAAGACATCTCCGAAAACGCCAAAAACAATGTCATGAAACGGTATGTAGACAGCGTAAGTCTACAAGTCCAACAACAAAATCAAATTAAAGATATAGAAACCGCTCGCTTTCTTACCACTCAAAAGTTTGAACACGCACTACGCAGCGGTGCGGAAATCGTTGTCAAAAATAACAGGTTGCTTGATGCCGAAGCCTTAAAGCAAGGTTACGGCGGTGGCCTAAAACAGAAGTTTTCAAATGCTTTAAATTCTACAAAAGGCGTATTGGGTAATGCTTTTTCTTCTCAATCTGGATTTTTGGGTGGTCAAGTAATTGCCAGTTATGTGTCGGACGCATTGTCAAATGTTGCTGGAAGTGCTGACAATGCCGCCGTCAACGGCAGAGAGGGTTCTTATAAAACCGCCAGAGTGCTTAGTGGTGGATTGTCTGGCCTTGTTACGGGCGCTCAGGTTGGGTCTGCTTTTGGTCCTCTCGGAGCTGGTATCGGTGCTGCGACAGGTGGCCTTTTTGGTCTTGTTAATTCCTTCAAAGAAGCTGCTCAAGAGATTTCTGAAGCTAAAATCGGACTAGCTCTCAAGAAAACAACCGATGCGCTTTCCAACTTTGCCAAAGGCACTTATGCCCTTACCCCTCAAAACTCTAAGACTATTGAGGGTAATTTTAACACAATTGATCGGGAAACTGCCGCAAAATCCGGAAGAAATACATCCTATCTTTTTGGTTTAGTTTCTGGGTCTCAGGAAAACTTCCAAACTGAATTAACAAAGAATATGCGGGAGGCAATGGCTGGTCAAGCCGCCTCCATGATGGACGCACTAACCAAATTAGTGCAGGAACAAGCCGTTCGTAATACTGGTAATGCAGACATTCAAGATACGGCTTCACTTCGCAAAGATTTTGAAGCCGCCCTTTCTCAAAATGGTGGTATTGGCTCTCGCTTGTTTTCAAGGGTAGCCACCGCCACGGAACAAGACCCTGAGATGTTCCGAAAAACCCTGTTTGATATGTTCCAAAAAACCAAAGAAAGTGAGGTTCTTAAACGCCGACAACAAACTTCCGAAACTGACATTAATCGTTCCGCTGCCACATTTGGCGGTTTGTCTTCTGCGGTTGAAGTTGCCACTCAACGATTAACACGGATGACTGCGTCCCTTAAAAATGTTTCCGACTTTATGGATGGCAGCACAACTCCGTTCTCTGGTTCTGGCTTAACAGAATCCCTCCAAAGACCACTTGGTTCCGACCGTGAAGATTTTATGGGGGCTGTTCGTTCTATTACAAAGACTGCTGGTGTAGCGGGTGGAGACGCAGAAAAGACTGCTGACGCTGTCACCGTTGCCGGACGTCTTTTGCCTGGCATCATAAACGCCGTGCGTTCTCAACCGGTCGCCAATTTGGCCACCGGAGCCGACATGAGCGTTCAAATCGGGGAAAACCTTCGCAAAGGTCTTGCTGCCCGCGGGGTCGATAATACTTCTGCGGCCATGGTTACAAACATGGTCTCTAGTCAGTTGGGGTCAGAAGATTTCAGTAAAATGCTTCGTGAAACCGGCCAGGATATGGGCAAGGTTATCCAGAAGCTCCTTGGCCCCATGGCCGAACCTCTTAAGCAATCTTTTACTGAAATCGCCAAGAACCTCGATGAGCGTGGCCGCATGTTTGCGGAAGGCTTGTCGGAACTCGCCAACAGGACACGCGCCACCGGAGAGTTGATGGACAAGGCCAATATGGCCGAAATGGCTTCGGTGCGTAATCGCATCCAGGTTGGACTCAAAAGGCGTTTGATTTCTGAAGACGCTGCTGACGCAGGTCTCTTCAACATGAATCAAGGCCTACAACAAGCAAGGCAGCAAAGGTTGACTGGTTTTGGCGGACCCGGTTCCGGAAATCCCCAATTTATTGCTAGTGCCATGGGTGGGGTGTTTGACGAAATTCGTCGAACGGAAGAGCAGATAGCCAAGGCAACAAAGGGTGGCAACATTGCCGAACAAAATGCGGCAATCACTCAACTGTCATCCCTTAAAACCAAAGCCGCCGAACTCGGCCAAGCCCTAAAGCATCTGACGGATGTTTCCGAAAGGACATCCCAAGCCCAGGAGAAACTTTCCAAAATTCAATCTGACCGTGAAGGCAGGCAGGCTCTTGGGCTTCGCTACGCCACGGCAAATACGGAAGGTCGAGCAGAAATAGCATCCTCATTCAGGTTGCTTGCGGCTGCTGCCCGCATGGGGACTGCGGCGACTTTCTCGACAAAACAACAAAATCAAATCTTTGGTCTGCTTTCTTCGTTGTCGCCCCAAATGAAATTGCCAGGTTTGGGTGGTATTAATGTCAAGGATTTGACCACTCAACTTATGAAAACAACTTTTGGGGGCGCATTTGACCTTGATCCTCAAACGGCAGCTCTTGAGCGCGCTTTGGATAATTTTGTTCAATCAAATTATGATGTTGCTGTTGAAGCATCACGCATTCAAGTTGAAATGCAACAAAAGTTGCAAGCAGACTTTTTCTCAAGACTTCAAGCTGGCCAGCAAACTTTTATCAATGAACTTTCCCGAGCAATGATGGAAAATCAAAAGCTCATGCGGGAAAGCCTTCAGATGCAGGCACAAAGTCGTCTGGAGGGCTTGGAGAAACAAGTTGGCCAGTCTTCCATGCTTGGTAAAATCGGAGTTGGAACCGATGATCAGTTCAAAGCCTTGAAAGATACTTTGAACGATCCAAAAAATAAGAGTATTGATGCTATTTTTGAGGCTGGAAAGAACCAACGAATTGTCCAAGGCAAAACCGATAAGGCATTAGGCAATACCAATAGTTTTGTTGATGATATTGTTGCTTTAGCAGGCAACGATTATGCTCGAGGGACTGCAAAAAGTGATGTCTCTGGCATCCTGATGAATAAGTTTGGTGACATGGGATTCACTTCTGCCGTTGACCAAAAAAAACTGCTTTCATTATTTTCGGAAAGCATGGATGCGAAAGCGGGATATCTTTCGACTCTTAGCGGCAACAAAGAGAATATTGCAGAAGCTTTCCGTTACGCAATTACCACATACCAGAAAGAATCCAACGAACGAACAAATTCAAATATTTTTCAAGCCGGAAAAGATTTGCGCAATCAAGGCACCATCGATAACAAAATCATTGATAATCTTATTAAAGCCGCAAAGGAAGAAGGAGACAACATCACCGTCAAAACATTGCGCGAATCTGTTTCTGCTGTCGGAAACACGAACAAAAAGTTCTCTGAACTGAATGGCGCTCTTGATCAGGCGCGACAACAAGTCCAGGGATTTGGTGAAGTCTTAGCTATTAGGCCCGAAGGAAGAGCTAACGGCGGTATGGTTCGTTATTTCAACAAGGGCGGCTGGGGTTCGGGCGGCAGTCTCAATCCCCATTCTTCTGATACCGTAAACGCCAGAATTAACCCTAGTGAATTTGTTGTTGCGGCAGGACCTGCCCAAAGAAACAAAAAGCTTTTAGAGAAAATAAACGCCGGATATGCAGATGGTGGAACGGTTGAAGAAGCCAGAAATAATATTGCTAACGCACAAAAAAATATTGGAGCAGATACTACGGATATTATAAATCCTGTAAAAACTATGGAGGCTGCCGAGCAAGCTCGCAAAGTGGCTCGCGCAAATTCAGAAATTCTTTTCCTTCTTCAGCTCAGAAACATGAAGCCTGATGAGCGATTTAAATTTGTCAACAAGCAAAAAGATTGGATCAAATCTATTTCTGGCAAGGAAACAGATGAGCAACTTGGCATCAAGAACGCCCTAGCTCAATTAATGTCAATAGAAGATCAAAAAAATAAAACTTTAAATTTCCGAGACCTTGAAAGTTATCATGTTGGCAAAAGAAAAATGGGAATCGCAAAGGCGATAAAAACCCTACCGACTAAAATTGAAGTCGGCGTTTCGGAAATATATGAGGCAGTAAAGAAGTTTATCGAAGTAGGAAAAGAAGCTGAAATTTTCACAAATAATGTTAATGATAAATTTAAAATTGGAATTGGTTCTAGCTTGAATGACATAATTCAATCAGAGCCAGATTTGAAAAGGCATTTATTCCTTAATAATGTTGATCGTATGGCAAATACCTTAAACGAAGATGGAGCGTTAAAACTTTTGGGGGATATTGATCCTCTCCGCAGAGAATTTGAATCTCTTTGGACTGACACAAAAATATATGCTAAAACTGCAAAAGATTGGACATCAAGTGTCATTTTTGCAAATGACTATAACGAAATTGGAAACTTGCCTGTAATTGGCGAATTGCAAGAAAAAGAAAAACGAAAAATTGACACAAAAATACTTCAAAAATATTATCCTCCTGGAATTTTTGGTAAAATTTATGGCGACGCCCTTCAGCGTCTAGCAATTACTTCCCCGAATGAATTTTCTGGAGACATGGATGCGTGGGCCAAAAAAACAGATAGAACCAAAAAGCTTGGTTTAGATTTTGATTTTGAAAAAACGATTTCGGCCCTTATTGATAAGGCTCAAAATGATTTAGCAAATCAAAAAGCAGAAGGTCAAAAGCTTGCTAAAGCTAATGACTTGGTAAAAGGAATTCAGCAAGGTAGAATTGGTTCTTTGCAGACCCCAGAGCAAGGTATCGCTAAGATTTTTGAAGAGCGCAATAATGCTCAGTTTGGCCCTAAACAAGATATGGAGTTGATGAAGCTTCAGCTTATGGCCATGGAAGCCGATGCCTTTAATAAATTGAACCCTGCTGTTCAAACTAAGCTTTTGGAGATTAAAAGGCGTCGCATACTTGAAAATAAGTTGAGTCCTGCTGAACAAGCCCAAATGACTGCTATGGGGCTGGACAAGCTTATTAATTCCACCGAAGATGTAACGGGAGATGAAATTCGCGGTTACGCTGCAAACCGCAACAAAATGACCCTAATCCAAAGAGCAGCTCTAGATGTTCTAATGGGCAAAATTGCCGCTCAATCTCAAGGCAAATTTAATGAAGACCCAGACAGTTTGAGTTCAGCAGAGAAGGCAGCTTATCTCATTGCTGTGGACGCAGAAGGCCGATCAGCTGCCCTTGATGAAGTTAATGGCCGAAAAAATGCGATGACCTTAAATCGAATCGGGATGTGGATAACTTCCAACCCGGGCGCAATCAACAATATGCTAAAGAAATCTGAAGACAAAGGTCCTTTTGGTTATGCCAAAGACGCTGCTCTTCTTGAGATTCTAGCTAGTGCTTATGGTGCACCCACCACCTTACCAAAGGCCTCTGATGTATTTAAGGACAGAAGCCTAAAAAACAAAAAACAACTTGATGAAGCTGAAAAAGTTAAGCAAGATTTTTTGAGCCAAAAGGAAAATGCTATTGCTATTAGCCAAGCTGTTTTAGGGCCTGGTGTCGCAAACGGACTAATTGAAGCATTCAAATCTGGCAAAGGTCTTCTTGGATTTGCCTCTGGGGGTCTGGTGCCTGGTGTTGGTAATACTGACTCTGTCCGAGCCAATTTGCCGGTAGGCAGCTATGTTGTCCGCAAGTCTTCCGTTCAAAAATTGGGTGCTGACACCTTAGCTGCTCTTCCTCGCATGGCTAGGGGCGGGGTTGTTCCAGCCATGGTTATGCCTGGCGAACACATTTTCACGCCAAGCGAAGCTTCCAAGATTGGGAAAAACAATCTCGACCATATTAACTCTACCGGAAAATTACCAGGATATGCAGAAGGTGGCGATGTTGTCATCAACGGAGTCAAATACAATTTGGTTCCTGCTGGCGCTGCGAAGTGGGGCGGGAACCGAAATATTCAAATGGGGTTCCAACCGCAAACTGTTAAAAATACAGTCAATCCTTTAGCAAACAATAATAATGGCAATCTAAATGAACAACAGTTCCTCGCTATGGAAGCGATGAACCAAATGATTGGTGGCAATGGCGGAATCACGGGTGCCAAAGCTAAATTTTTCTCTCTTCGTGACGAACTAAAAAATCCAAGAAATAGAACCAAAGAAAAAATTGCTGAATTTCGACAACTATATGCAACTTTGACCAATCCGTTAGTTGCACAAATGGATGCGCAGCGTCAAATGCTTGGTGCTCAAGACGCATTCGCTTCTTTTCAGCAGGATCCAAAAGCCTTTATCGCTCGGTCGAAAGAACTTCGGGCGTTGGCGGCAAACACCAAAGCCTCAATGGAAGAACGTGTAGCAGCTAAAGAACAACTTAATCAAATGAACTATGCTGCTAGGTTCATTGATCCTCGCGCACTTAGAGGAGCGGCAGCAGCAGCCCAAAAAGATCAACAAATCAAACAGCAACAGCAATTTATTGCTGCCGGGAACGATCCATTGCAGGGTGGCCTGCTGCGTCTCAATCCCGCTCTTGCTAACGAAAATATGGCATCCGCTTCAAATCCAGTCGAAGCCCACAACGCAAGAGTTAGAGCTAACGGTCAAAATAAAGCCGAACCAAATCGTCAAGAGGCAGAAGCCAATCATCTTAAAAAGATGTTGGAAATTGCCCAAGAAAATTATCTAAAAACTGGCGATCCACGCTATCTCCAAGAAATTAACAAAATAAAAAATCCTGAAAAGGTTCGGGCTGAAGAAGAAGCTGAAGCCAAACGCAAGATGGATGACTATCGCGCCAAAAAACAAAGCGAAGAACATGGCAATGAAATAGCTCGTTGGCATGTGCGAGAAGGCATTGAGGACATTAGAGATCCAGGTGGAGTTAAGCGTGGAGCAGAAAAACTAAGGAAGTTTTACGCAGAGAAAGATAAGCAAAGGCAAGAGTTTGAAGGTCGGGTCTTTGCCCACGCCCCGACCTACGAAGAAAACATGCCAAAAATGCAGAAGGAATGGGATGAAAAGAATAAGGGATTTGTTGAAAATCGCCTGAAAGAACTTAATAGAGAAAGCAACGAGCGCCTCAATCGCAACCCAATACATGCTGCGATGTATGCTCGACTGGCAGATTCTCCTTATCTTGACAAAAAAGACATTGTTAAAAGAGCTACGGGCGGCATAGTGCCTGGCGTTGGGTCTGGAGATACCGTCCCCGCCTTGCTGGAGCCAGGCGAACTAGTCGTGCCCAAAAGACAGGTCCAGAAATTCGCCAACGGCGGCGTGGTGGGCGGCATCCAGGGATTCGCCAACGGAGGAATGGCACAGGGCGGGCCTGACCTTCTCGACGTCGCCGCCCGCTTCAACCAGGCTGCCACCCAGATCAGCCAGGGGCTGTCCGGCTTCTCCACCTCGGTTAGTACCTTCAACGGGGCCGTGGCCAACTTCGGCACCTTTGTGGACAAGTTCGACGAGGCGGTGGGCAAGATTCCAGGCCAGATCGAACTGTCTGGGGCGAACGACATCGTGGTCAACCTGATGGGCCAGGATTCCATCGTCAAGGCGGTCACCGAGGCTATCGGGCCGATGATCGCCCAGGCAATCCGGGATAGTCAGCCGGTTGAGCAGAGGGCGCAGTGATGAGTGTCTTCACGGGCAGGCTGGGGGACATACTCGCCACACCCGGGGGACTAGTCCTCGGGTTTGGCGGCGAGTCGCTTTCCTGGGAGTCGTTGAATCTGTTCCTGAAGGTCACCGAGATACCTTCGGGTGGGAATTCGCTGCCACTCCACACCCTTGGCGTATTTTCCGGCGTCGCCAACACGCTCCCCCTAGTCGTTAGTGGTAAGGCTTATGGCAAGGGGTTAAATTTATATATCTTGTGTAATAAATCTGATAGCCAACAAAACATGAATTTGTTTGTCGAAGGAGCCAACAAGAACCTTTCGGGTTCATTGTCTCTGGTGACAGTCAATAGTGCCACCGAATTGGTGGAAAACGCATTGCCGTTGATTTTGGAAGCCCCAGTCTTCGGCACCGGCTTGAATCTCGTGGTCTGGCGCACGCCTGAAGCCTTTTCCATGTTGCCGCTGACGGTGACCGGCTATGCCCAGGAAGCCAGTGCTGGCTGCGTATTGTATTTGGCTGGTCCGGCTGGAAGCAGCGGGTCGCTGGCCATGATCACGGCGGGTACTGGCGTGGGCACCGGTTCTCTTGATCTGACTATAGGAGGCAATTAATGCCAGTTCTTTACGGCCCGCAGGGGCAAGAAAAGGTTCTCGCCCCAGGACCCTTTGTCTCCATCTCCACCCAAATTGACCGGTTTGAAGATGGTCGCGTCAAGAAGTACTTATTCAATATCAGCCTCAAAGGGCGGATGCTGGCCTACAAGGGCGGGGTTCTTGCGAACACCAGCACGGCCGATTTGCTCAGTCAGGCCAACCAGCAACCGTCTGTGGTTACGCCAAACAGTCGTCAGGCCGAAATCCAAAAGAAAATAGGACAACTCAACGAGTTGTTTCGTCCCAAAAACCCGCTGAATCCGACCGAACGCGTCACCCTTCAGATCACCCCGTGGGACGCTTCGGGTTCCCTCTCCACGATCCTCTGCTATCCTCGCGTCAAATCGATCGATATCCCCGAGGGGCCGTTCACCGACTACTTCGAGTACACGATCAATCTGGAGGCCGACTACCTCAGGATCGGCACCAACACCATCGGCATGGACGCAGAAGACGATGTCGGCGTCGAAGAATCTTGGTCGATGGAGCCGGATGACAGCCTGCGGAAATACAAGCTGACTCATCAGGTCAGCGCCCAAGCGACGACACGATGGGTGGGTGGCACAACCAACCGGAACATGCGCGGCTTTGAGATTGCCCGGGCTGCGGTTCTGAAAAAGTTGGCGTCAGATACCGACCTTTCCGACAATGCCGCTCTCTCATCACCACCCTCCAGCAGAATCAAACTGAACGATCAACCAGCTGGACTCAGTTATTTCGGTCTTGGCGGGGCTTTGGCCAACGCCTTCAGCGAACAGCCTTCTGCTGGCCAAGACACGGTCAGGGCCTACGATGCCATCCGAACCGTCACGGTCGATGAGGCGGGCGGCAAGTTCAGCGTCAGCGAGTCCTGGACCATTGTTGATTTGGCGAAGGCAAACGCCGATCTGCTGGGGGCCTTGTCGGGCAACAATTACATCCCGGCTCTGGAAGAATTCAACATTAGCATCAAGGACTCGGCAGAATCCACGCTGAAGACGATTTCCATCGACGGCACCATCACCGCTTTGCGAACCAGCAGAACGGGGGCTTTTGAGCAGCCGGAAACCAAATATGTACACGCCAAAAGCAAATGGGATTTGCTGGCTGCCAACGAGTACAGATTGATCCGCGACCGAGTAATAGCGGTTTTGGGTTCCGAGTATTTGTCAAACAAACCAGCTCAAGTGACAATCGGCCACAACAAGGTGGCTGGCACGATCACTTACAATGTCGAATTCAACAACAAATACCGCCCACCTGTATTTGTTGACGCCAAGTTCTTTGAGGTTAGTTTTACGGACAATGGTGGCGGGCCACTTTTTGCCGCCATCGATGTCTTGGGGCGGGTCGATGGGGCCAACCCGCTTGGCAAGGGTCCTGTCTATCAGAATTTGATGAATATCACCAAGACAACTCGGGACATCACCATGGAAGTGGTAGTGGGCACGGTGAATCAAACGGATGGGCGTCCGGTCAAGCCGACCAGAGAACAGGCCTTCACGGCGCTTGCCCAACTCAACATCATCCCCAACACGGCCATCTATCCAAAGTTATTTGTTGAAAAAATAACCGATGGATTCAACTACACGACTGGCCGCTACAACTTCAGTGTGACCTATGCCTACGGAAAGTGACTTCCAATACCTTGTGCCGCAGATCACACACGGTTCCAACAACCGGACCCTGTTGGGCTTTTATGTCCAACAGGCTAGCAGCAGTGTCTCTTGGGGAGATAACGGAAGCTCTCTAAATATATCTCTTGTTAAAGAAAATTCTGACTTTAATTATTCTTACAATGATTTCCCGTGTCAGGTTGGCCACCCCCTACGATTTCGTTTGGGCGGTTATTTTTTTGGCGGCATTCTGTCCAAAGTCACCCAGAAAAAACAGGTTTCCGGTCTGGGCTACGATATCGTCGTGGTGGATCCGCGGGAAATCCTGCAAGCCACACAGGTCATCATTGGCCAGTATGTGGGGGCGATACCGGTAGGCGTCACTAATGTTATCAACGCCTATGGTTTCTGGGAGAATATTGGTTTTGGCTTTTCCGGTTCCGATGAAATTGGCATGCCGTGGATCACTTTTTTCAGGGCGGTGCTATCAATCTGCAATCAGCCCCTCACAACCCCATTCGGTGGGCCGATGCGGTGGGGTTTGCCGACACGCGAATTTCCAGACGGCGTCTACTACTCGTTGGATCTCAGCGAACTGCCGATCCCCGATCCCTATTATCGGATCGAAGGCAACTCGGTAGTCAGCCTGTACGATGTCATCAACAAGGTCTGCCAGGATGCTGGATTTGATTTTGTCGTTGAGTTGGTCGGCTACACGATCAAGATACGCGTCATAGACAGAAGGTTTGCGCCCAGCCTGGGGACTATCGGGGCGATCGTCAACCAGCCAGGCTCAAACGCCACCGCCATTGAGCACGGCATTGAGATGGCACAGGGTCACCAAACGGCAGCGATGCTGATCGGCGGCCCCTACGAGGGAATGTACGGGAAAGCAAACTACTGTTCTTTTTGGGGATATGACCAGAACAAGAACCCGATCCTGGGCCATCCCGGCTTCGTCATCCTGGCCCCCAAGCTGCCGGGCGAATCGCCCATTTCCTACCCCTGTGAGATGATGAACCTCTACGCACAGGGGGTCGAAGACATCATCGGCTCATCGTACTACTTCTGTTCGACACTTGAGCTTCAGTTCGCCATGGCTGGCATTGACAGCTGGATGGAGTATATCGAGAAATACCGTCCCGATGTCTTTTTCGCCATGACCGGCTTTGAAAGCACTCGCGGAAATCAGGTTCTTTTGAGCGGCGTCAACACGGGAAGTCTGGTCCAGACCAATCCGCAAGCCATCCTTGCTCGCGCTCTGGAAGCCACCTACGACAGATCGGAGGCGCGCCGTAGATTCTTCAGCTGGCTGTCCGGAGTGGCCAATCAGTATCTCGGCAAGGAATTTATCGTCAGTCTTGGTATTTCTGCGTCGACGCTCGACAGCAATGTGCCGTTCAAGGCCGACCTTCGTCCCAACATCCGCTACGAGTTCGACATCGCCAGGAGTGCCTTCATGGAGGCCGAGGGCGCACCCTTCGGCCTGAGTCCGCTTTCTTGCACCTATTTTTCTGATGACCAGAGTCGCTTTGAGCCTTTTGTCGTTTACAACTATCAACGGCTGATTCAGACTGGCGCCTCCATCGACAATCCGCAGGATGTGGTCATGGATTCGCTGGGCGCCTATGTCAAGGCGTCTTTGGGAGAGAAGATCGAGGAGATGTACTACCCCTCGTTCACCACGCCATACAGAACCAGCCAGTACATCGGTTATGTTCTTGCTGGCGCCGGGATGATTTATCTGGGTGGTCCGCTGGTCAGAATGACTGTCCAAACACCTATCTTCTCAAAGACACTAGATCCATCGGGGGATCACAGCGTCATCAGCAGACTTCTGGGGACACCAGCAGGACTTTATCAAACCAACGCTGAATCATCGAAAACGCGCATCCATCCACCGCCGGTCTACCCGTCTTTTTTTGTGGTGCCACTCAAGAGCAACCGGATCACCTACGGCCCTTACTGGGTTTATTCCGGTGTGCCTGGTCGCGTCAAGGTGGAAGTTGACAACGAGCTGGTGCCCAGCAATTTCGGCTCAATATATGTGATGAACCGCGTGGCTATGGCGAGATTGTTTGACGGATCAAGCCGCATGGCGCTGACGGAACACGGACGAATCACTCAGGTGGATTACCCAAAAGTTTCTTTGGGTCAGGCTCTTCAGGCCAGCGGCCCAGCCGTGACATCGATTGAGATTTCCATCGGCACGGGAGGGGTTACCTCAACTTACGCCTTCCAGAACTACAGTCCGCGCTTTGGTGTCATCCCGAGGCAGACTATCGACCGGATGCGCAAGACAGGCCAGCTCGGTCTTCAGTTGCGCAGAAACCTGTATAAACTGGCCATTGACCAAAACAAAGTGCGCCAGGGGGCGGTCAGAGCCAGTGCCGGGGCATTCTCTTTGTCGATGACAGCCGGGGCTTTCGACAAGTTCCACCGAGTGCAAACGCCGCACGAGTGCATGGCCGGGTTTGCCAGCGCCAACGGCAGCGCCGTGCGATTGGATGTGAAATCGGCCCCTCTCCATGAATTGATGTCGAATACGGACGCAGACAGCCCTGATGTCTACGCCAACAGGGCGATCACCAGTCAGGACGCCCTCTTCCGTCCCTTCCGAACGCCGACGGTCAATGGCGGCATCACAGTCAACCAGCACGGCTTGACCTACAAATCCCTGCCCAGCACTTCCTTGTTGCCGAAGGTTGAGCTTCCGGTCAACATTTCTAATACGACAACGGCAACCAGCTTGACCCCGAGCGCCTACCCTGGCCAAACAGACATCTCAATCGTCACCTACCAACAGGCGAACGGATTGCCGTGTGAGATCAACAACTGGAATTCCGGTGCTGGCAACGGGGCCTTTGAAGGGCGCAGTATGGGGCTGCGCGGCCCCTTGATGGTTGTTGGCTACGGTCAGGACCTCTATAACCCGGGCCAGATCGCCCCGACCAATGTCGATCTTGCGTACCGATCCGACCAGCACAAGGCGGGGCCAACCGATCTGTTGTGGGACGACATCCGGAAAGTCTGGTCTGGAGCGGGAGTTACCCGGGTTTACATTTACGCTGCCGCAGCCTCCGGAGCGCCCGCTTCGGGCTATCCTTATGTCGGCAACTCCTTGGTCAACAAGGCTATTCCGGTTCATCCGGTCGGTTCCGGCCAGATCAAGGCTGGCTTTGCGTTGGCTCACTTTGTGCCCAACGAGGGCAGGTGGTACAGCGGTGGCGGCGGCAACAGCTTTGATGCCAGCGACTACAAGCGCATCACAGTTGTCACCAACCTTGTCTGTCAGAGCGGCCTGCTCCAGGTCACCAAGAAGACTTACGACTTTCTGGGTGCCGTGGAGGTTGTCTGATGGAGATTGAATACATCGACTGCGCCCCCTGCTGCCTGGGTTGCGACCGCGAAACCGACTACATCATCTATGTCTGCAACAGCAATGCGGCCACCGATGACAACTTCCGCCTGATCCTCAACGGCAAGAACATGGGAGACATCATCCTCAACTCCAACAATTGCATCGGCAAATTCTTCCGGACCAACTCCACCATTGAGCCGACCATCGACCTGCTGGAGCCTGGCATCTCCTGCTGCGGCAACAACCCCGACAACGGCACCCCCCGAGGTATGACCCGGGTCACCCTTGATGCGGGCGACCTGCTGGAAGGCAGGACCAACACACTGGTGATGCAAAACATCCAGAACAACGGCAACGGCAACTTCGGCAACGTCGTGGTGGCAGGCGTCTACTTCGACGAGACACAGCAGAGGTGGGTGATGTGTCGCCGCTTCTTGAACACGGTCTATTCGGGCTTTAGCGGACAGTCTTTCAGTTTCACCTTTGAGATGCCGGACTACTCATGAACTGCCCCTGTCAACCCAATGTGCCGTGCAGTCAAGGAAAGGCTTATGTCCTTTCCGAAGAGGAATATCGCATCTGTAACGGGGAGGGAGTTACCCAGCCCGAACAGATCGCCTTCATCAAGGATTTGTGTACCGGCAAGCTGGCCTGGGACAAGGAAAACAAACTGCCCAGCCTGCTTCAGCAGGGGGTCAACTTCGTCACCGCCCTCGCTCAGCATGTTGCCGGAGGATTGCAATCAGCTGATAGCGAAACCTATCAAAAAAGAATGGCGATTTGCAAGACTTGTCCTAAACTTCGGCCTGACAATCGCTGTTCTGGTTGTGGTTGCTACATGAACCTGAAGGCGTCCTGGGATGAGCAGAAGTGCCCGGACGGCAAGTGGTGACGGTGTAATTTCTCAAGGAGGTACTAGACATGCCCGCGTCGCTTTCGTTTTACGCAGGACAGTTTGAGGACGGTGGCACGTTCTCGACGTTCCAGATAGCCAGCTTGGCTGGCTCAGGTCTGGGCTTTTATGGCGGCGGGTTCGGTCTATCCGTTCCGGTCGGCGAAGCACAAGACAAGACCTTCATCACCAACTCAACCGGGACCAACCAAGGCCCCGAAGCTTGGAATGTGAAATACGCCAACGCAGGAAGCGGGCTGGTAGGGCGCGGCACTTCGGCCATTCCCCTCAGAGCCATTCCCAACTGGCAAAGCAGCCTGAATGTGCGCTTCACCGCTGACTCGGCGGTCAAGACACAGAATGTCAAAGCCTACATCTATGACAGAGTTCTTCCAACCAATCCCGCTTCCGGTGTAACCACTTATCTAGCCGAAATTATTCATCCCGTGACCGTCCAGGATTCAGGCAATCCGACGGGTTCGGGTTCGACAGCCTGGGAGGTCTTCACGACCGCCAACCAGGCCAATCCGGCGCAGCGTGAGCCAGTTACATTGACCGCTTCGCCAGGGACCTCGGGGTTGCGTCCGTCGGGTGCCAACACGACAGATGTCCGCCACGACTGGTATCTGGCCTTGTCGGCCTCACCGGACGGGATCGGAAGCAAACAGTTCGGACTCTGGGTCCAACTGGAATACCTCTGACCGATCCCCTCCTACCGCAACGGAGAGACCCGCCCAAAACGGCGGGTCTTTTCGTTTAACCAAACCCTCCTCGACGCGCATAGAACCATATGACGAGGAGAATCTATGGCGGAACCACTTCTAACTATCGGGATGGCGACCTACGACGATTACGACGGGGTCTACTTCACCCTGCAAGCGTTGCGGGCCTATCACGACCTGAACGATGTCGAGTTGCTGGTGGTGGACAATCTGCCCAATGGCTGCCCACACACCAAGAGCGCCGCCGAATGGGCCAAGGCCCGTTACCTGCACAGGGGCCACGCCACCGGCACCTCGCTGCCGCGCCAACTCGTCTTTGAAGAGGCTCAGGGCGAGTGGGTGATGTGTGTTGACAGCCATGTTCTGTTGACGCAAGGGGTGGTCGCCAAGACCAAGGAGTTCATCCGTTCCGGCGAGGCCGGGAGGAAGAACCTCTACCAAGGCCCGTTGTTGTACGACGACCACATCAACATGGCCACGCATTTTAACCCGACCTGGCGGGACAGCATGTACGGCACCTGGGCGACAGACGAAAGAGTGAAGCTTGGTGAGCCGTTCCCGATCCCCATGCAGGGCCTCGGCCAGTTCATGATGTGCAAGGAGGAGTGGCCAGGCTTCAACACCCTGTTCAGGGGCTTCGGTGGCGAGGAGGGGTATATACATTCCAAGGTCCGCAAGTTCGGCGGCGAGGCGATGTGTGTTCCCTGGATGACCTGGCTGCACCGGTTCGGCCGACCCAAGGGTGTCCCCTATCGCCTGTTTTTGGAAGACAGAATTTTCAACTATGTCGTTGGTCGCCGTGAACTCGGCCTGTCCTACGAGGATGTGGTTGAACATTTCCGTCCCAAAGTGCCCGAGGCCAACTTCAACAATGTGCTTGCGGAAGCCGAAGCCGTTGACCCAAACCAGGGTGTTTTTCCTGAACGCTTTCGCACCATCAAAACAGTTCGACGGACCCTGCCCTGTTTCCACCGGAGTAGCACTCCGATCGACACGGGGGACTGCAACTGCCCGCTCAAGTTCGTCTACAAGTGCGAGCTTCACGAGAAATGCCGTCCGTTCAGGGATTACGGCGATGGGATTCGCTGCTGTCAAAACTGCAACGACTACGAGGAAGTCTGATGCGACTGGAAGACTTCCCCAAGGACATTCGAGACGCCGTGGAAATGGCGGGATGGGCAGCGGCAGACGCTTTCCTGTCGACGCTCGAAGAAAGACTGCCCTTCTGTGAGTGGGGCGGATATCAACCCGAGATTGGCCCTCTGGTTGCTGGCCTGATGCGTAACTTGCGTGGCGCCCTAGCCGGTGGGCCGATTAAAGGTGAAGTGACTGATGAACGAACGAGGATTCAACCATGACAGGCCCCGAAGAAATCGATATTACACCGGCCCTCGAATCTCCGACCCCGGAGTATACGGCGACGGTAGACCAGTCCGTCCTGATCGACCCGCGGGTCTTTTTGCCGTTCCAGGTCGTCGCCCACCCGATCGATCTGGTGGTGGTCGAGACCGAGCTTCCTAGCCCGCCAGCAGCAGAATAAAAAAGAGCGGGGGGTAACACACCCCCCGCCCCCTTCAAGGGAATCCCGCCAAGGTTCCCTAGTCTTTCTGTTCCCCACGGTACCGGCTCCAGCCATTGTGCTGGCCGTAGGTGCCGTTTTCCCGATCCGGCTGGCCGTCTTTGTCCAGCTTGCGGACGGGGAACAGGCCGCTACCATCCTGGTACTGCCCAAAGGCCAGCTTGGCCCGGCATTTCGGATTGTTGCAGCAAATCTCAAAATACTCGTACTCGACCTTGCCCTTGGTCACCCGGCGAACACGGGGGGCGATCCGATCCTCACCGCAGGCACCGCAACGATGATCTCCAAAAACCTCGTGCGTGGCGGCGATTTGCCGGAACAATTCCTTGACATCGGTGGCGTCGATTTCAATCGTGCCGTGAGCGGTTGGGATATGGGCTTTCATGGTTACTCCGTAGTCTTGTTGGCGTTCTTCTTCCAGTCAGCATCGTACCCTTTGAATCTCGGGTCGACCTTACTCCTGTCCCTCTGAAGCTCGTTCAGATGCGCAATGATGAGCGTGGCGCTCTTGTGGGGGATATCCTCCAGCTTGCCGTTCCACTTGAAGGATTTGGACGACCCCAGATAGGCGTCGATGTTGATGTCGTTGCGGCTGCACAGGGTCTGGATGAACGCATGCTGCATTTCCGTTGACTTGCCGCCATTGGACAGATCGGCGTCGTGGAACAGGGCTGAAGGCTCCTCGGCGGTCAGCACCCGACGCAGACGCAGGGCCTTGCGCAAAGCCCGACCCTCGGCACGGGTTTCGGCCATCGCCGTGGCGAACTTGGAGAACATCCCGTCCGTGTTGCCGGAATTGACATCGGCGGCAGCGGTGAAGGTGACCTCGCGGTCGGTATGAATGGAGTGGTAGGTGTAGCTGAACTCGGCCACCGCCGTCATGCCGTTGTCGGGTGCGGGAGACTGGACAATCCGCACGGTTGACTTGAGAGTCGGCCCCAGAACCAGCTCGGCCACCCGGCGCAGACCGTCGCAGGTGGGACGCCCTTCGGGAGACAGCTCGTCGGGGGACAGCTTGGACAGAACATATTCCGTCCAATCCGGATCAGTCGGGCAATGTTCTTTGTAGAGATCGGCGTCAAACTGCTGGGGTTCGACTGCCACTTCCTGGCCAACCTGGGTCACCAGGACATCGCTGTTGAACTGGACGCCGTCCTCAACCACCACGGGGGTGTCAAGTGAGACCGTGTCCAGCACACTTTCGCCGTCCAAATCCGCAACGGAAACAGGCTTCTTCTTAGCCATCGACACCCACCTCAATCTCGTGATATGACCCCACCCCGGGGTCGGTCTTCGCCAATTCTATGATGCTCAACAGCTTTTGTAAAGTAGTTCTCATACGAATTTCAGAAGGACTTCCTTTGGTGTCTTTGATAATGATCACTAGGAAGTTACTTCCGACGAGCATCCCTACCTTCTTCGCATCAGAGGCCGCTCTTTTTTCATAATAATCGTCGCCCCAGATCGGTTTGTAGTGGGAAGGACCGTTGACTTCGATCGCTATCCCCTTAAACTGACCGACTTTACGGCCAACAACCATGTCGATATGCTGGCGGTCCAATTGGACATGGAAATCCACCGGATACTTGGCTTGAGTCAGGCCGCGGATCAGGTATTTTTCTAGGCGACTGCCGGTATCGGCGGCGACACGCACAGCGTCCAGGGCTTTCTTCTGCAACGATTCCCTTCGCCCCTCGTCCATGGTCTCCCATTGTTTCTTGGAAATTTCCGAACGACGCTTCCGTTCCTCGTCGGACATCGATCCCCACTGCTCGGCCATCCTCTCGCCGATCTGGACTTTGCGTTCGGGGGACAGTTTCTTGCCTCTGGTGGGATGTTCCTGCCGGCCCTGCTCCAGAGCGACCAGCTGGGCCTCGGAGCGACTGCGGACGGGGATGCCGAACTTGTTCAGTGCCCGGCGGACACGGTTGGGATAGGTCCCAAGCTCCTCGGCAATCTCGTGGGTCGACCTCTGTTTGTTGACGTACTCCTCGACAAGATACTCGTAGGTCATGGACATAACAGCCTCTCAATCTGATCTGCGCTGAAATCTTCGACAATATGGCTCACGTTTTTTCCCCAAGTGTTCTGTAGGATGCGTCTGTGATGATCCGATCTTGCAATCAGGGGAACGGCAGTATACATCGGATGCAGGTCTCGCCAAGCGAAGGCTTGGCCATTCAGCCACTCCATATCCCAGGCGTAGAACCAGACATCCCGTTTGATCGGCGAGTTCACGGCCAAAGCCAGGCTTGAGAGCGTCGTGACGATCAGCGGACCCGGTTGCGTGTACGCATAGGCGGCATCAAACACGGGGAAGTGGGGTCTGGAAGGGGGCGCCCCCTTGTCTTCCACAAAGACATGCACCTCGTGACCTTTCCGAACAAGCTCGTTGCCACAATGGACAAGGGCTAGTGCCTGATGCGAAGACGCCAGTGTCGGGACGAGGAATTGGACTCTCATGGCTTCAGCGCAGCCCTCAGACCCGCCCCCTGATAGCTGATTTGGAACGGCAGTTTTTCCACCCCGACTATGCCGGAGATCGAACCGTGCCATTCTGGAGAAGCCAGACAGAACAATGTGTTGTCTCCGCACCAGACACACCCCCACGCCCCGTTCATCCTGGCGTCGGCGTAGGCGCGGATAATCTCTGCCGGTGCCTCCTCCCGGACGAGCTTCCAGGACTGCTCCAGCACATCCCCGGCTTTTTCCCAATCGCCAGCGGCCATGTTCTTGACCAGCATCCCAGCCATGATGGTCAGGCTGGTGGCGTGCCTGGGTTCAATCGGCTTTTGCCAGTTGGTCGAATTCCCGTCAACCCGGAGCAGGATGCCGTTTTTCTCCAGGCCCTCGCCGAACGGCAACACGAACGGGCCATTGACACCGATGCTGTCCTTAGCCAGCGACACAAGGCCTCCGGCACGAGCGCATATCTCGTCGATGCTCTCCGATATGTCCACCTTACCCGGATACCAGCTGTCATCCTGCAAGATTTTGGTGGACAGGTTGCAGGACAGATCCTGGCTGAGATGGGCGTCCGGGAAATCCTGAAAGCATTGGACCCGCTCCTTGTGACGGACGGCCCAGACGCCGGATCGCAAGGCCACCTTGATGGTATGGATTTCGCCGTCGACGGTTCCGCATTGATCGGTGCCGACCAAGGTCAGTATGTAGGGCGCAAATGCGATTCTCATTTCGACCAGCTCCCCCGCCCCATGGTCAGGTTTTTTGTGGCCTTGACATCCTTGTTGGTGAACTCCCAGATTTCACCCGATTCGTAAAGGATGACCGCAAACAGCTTCTCCGTTTCCGGCCCGTAGTCGGTGACGAGCCAAACCCGCCCCTTGCCTTTGGGAGTTTCCACTTCCAGCGATTGCTTTGGCTCAAGAACAAACATTTTCGTATGTGATCCTCGAGTCTCGCTCACAGAGTTGGATGTAGAGGTCTGTGTCTTTCGACCATTCCTTGCCGGTCCAGAACTCAAAACCTTCGTGGCGTGCCTTGTAGATGCTGGCATTCTCATAGCCTCCCATGACGTAGTACCAGCGACAGCCGTTTGACCGGGCCAGCATGGCCTCGACATAGGTACTAACCGAGCCGAGGGAGAGCTTGGGGTCGCCATAGTCCCAGGCGAACTGCACGCCGACAAAGGAGCGGGGATAACTCAGGTAGGCCAGAAAGGCGACCGCGCTGCCGTCCACCCTGTAGGTCAGCCAGGAAAACTCCCGGTTGGCCGCCAACTCCTCAAAGACATGCCCGCTGGCGAACTGGTGCCGGACGAGATAACTAGCCACGATCCGCTCGTAAGCGTCCATATCGGGCCTCTCCTCGTGCCAGCTGGCGGTCTTGAGGGCCTTGCGGAAACTCTTTTCGACTGTGCGCCCGAAGGTCATCCGTTCCAGATCGTAGCGAACCGAGCGTGCCGGGAACCACTTGCCGGCCCAGGGCAGGAATCCCATCTCCAGCATCTGATCGTGTGACTCTTCCTCCCGGATGACCCAGCAGGGGGAGTGGATCAGGTCGTGCTGGGTGATCTTGCCCCAGCCCTCGATGTGGTCAAACTCGATCTGCATCGGGCGGGAAACACGGGGTGTCGGTGCTGGACAGGAAGGGAATCTCTCCGGGCACAGGCTGCCCGACCGATACCGGCGGTCCCTCCATCAGGAACACCTGGGCGTCGACAAAAGGAAGCTCAGCCACCGCGGTTGCCGAACCGGCTCCGATCACGCAGTATGGGTTTTGATCGGCCTGCACTTCCGGTGTCTGGTGCGGCATTCTCAGGCAGTTTTGCCGATACCCCTCCGGGAACCAGTAGCTGTACGGGTCGTACTCCAACAGCATGCCATCCGTCCTGTAGACGCAAGCCCTGCCGGTCTCGGATGCCTCTAGGACAGACAAGGCCTCACCCGTTATCAGCAGGCGATGACTCATGAACACGGGCCGCTCGGATTTGGCCAGGTGTGCGACAGCAAGGTACCCGGCGTAATCCTGCGGGCACAGGCCTAGCTTCCAGAAAAAGCGTGAGCTGAACGCCTTCAGGATCGGCAGGATATCCCTGGGCAGACCGTCCCAAGGCACGATCACTTCGGTCTCAGGGGACGGGCGGTAGGCGGCAACCATGGACAGGCAGCGGCACAACACATCTAGATTGTGCGGCTTGTCAAGAATAAGGCTCAGCATGTGACCATTGTCCTCAGGAGGGTTTCCGCCGTGTCAACAGGATTGTTCATCGAGAACAGGTCGACGAGATAGCTGTTGATTCTTTCCTTGGAACCGCGATCGTGGATGATCTCAAGCATCAGTTCGATGTAGCCGTCTGGCTTGCCACCGTAGGGAAGCAGTTTATCGTCGCCCACCGCCATGGGCACCGCCCCGGCTCTGACGATTTCGTACATCTTGCGGATGTCTCTGGACTCGTCGGCATACATTGGGCAAACGATGGTGGAAGCGATGGCGACGGTTCTCTCGCGCTGGTCAAGAGTGCCAGCATAATAGGGTACGGGCCAAGGTTTTTTGCTGTGAATCCTGGCCACAACCCCTTCTTTCTCAAAGAGAGGCATGAAAAAAGCATCGAACCCGGGACGGTACTCGTCAAGGAACAGGATGTCTGTGGCCATCTCGTCCCGATAGGGGGTCTCGGCCAGTGGCAGGTAGGGCCACGGGATGTAGGGCAGGTCGCCGTTTTCCTCGCTGACGGAAAAAAGAAACACATTTGCGGGCGTTTCTTGGAAGAATGTGCTCTCGTCCTGCCAGAGGGCCAGCCGGCTTTTCCCAACCGACCGCTGCACGGCTGGAGTGTAGGAGGAGGTCGGCCCGATAAAGAGATCGGGCTTTTGTCTGTCGAAAGCCTGGTAGGCCGGCATCTTTTCCGGAGACCACATGGCGACATCATGCTTGAGTGCGGCAAATCCATGGGCCAAGGCGCCGCTGCCAACACCGTTGTCGTCGTTGACAATCAGGACATTCATGCAACCACTCCCTTCCGACGCAATTTACTAACCATGCTCTTCGCCCTGTCGATGTCCTGGGTGCTGTCGATTTCGACCAGATAGGATTTCTTGGGGTAGGTCGGTGAAATCACGCCCCCAGCATCAATGACGGCGTTCAGCACCTCGTAGGCGAACCAGCGTGCGCATTGGTCTCTGGAGGCGATCCGTCGGTAAAGCTCAAGCTCCTTGTCGCCGAGGATCACGGCCTGCCCCCATTTTGGCCAGACGCCGTAGCTGAAATGGCAGATGCGGCCCTGATCGATGTTGCAGCCGACTTCCGAGGAGCGATGGTTGTGGTTCTCGTCAATCACGGCAGCCGAGCCATCATCCGGCATGCTCGACAGAAAATCAGGGCCGAAGACTAGGTCGCCGCACATCAGCACCGCCCGGCGCGCCTGGCATTCGGACATGCCCATCAGCAGGGAACGGGCCACATTGGTTTGCTCGTGGTCGGTATTGTCCACCCAGCGAACATCCTTCGGCAGGGTCTTGACCACCTTTTCTTTCTGGTAGCCGACCACCACGACCAATTCGGCGTTTGGCATGGCTTTTCTTGCCAGCGCCAACTGCCTGCTCAGCACGGTTTCGCCACCGCCGATGTCAATGAGGGCCTTAGGCCCCCTGGCCTTCATGCGCCGACCGGCGCCAGCGGCTGATATTACGACAACAAGCTCTGACAATGTCGCTCCCTGAGAGTTTGTAGTTGCTTGGCGTAAAAGTCAGACTTGGTCCGACGCGAAAGCTGGTATTCTCCCTCGTTCACATCCATCATTGCCTCTGGCAAATGTAGGATGACTCGGTTCTTGGCGATCCTCATCCACAACTCGTAGTCTTCGGCTGGCGGCATGGATTCGTCATACAGGCCGGTTTCATCCAGCACGGATTTCCGGATGACACAGGCCGAGTGGACCATGTTGTCAAAAGCAAGTTCGCGTTTTACGAACGACTTTTTGCAGTGACGAAAATGAACACCATTGCGCACATGGTAATAATCCGTATAAACCGCACCGGCTGACTCCCCGTACTTTTCCAGCAATTCGACGCAGGCCGTGAGCCTGCCTCTCAGGAACCTGTCGTCGGCATCAAGAACGGCAAAGTAATCTGTCTGATCCCAGGCGACACGCATCCCCCAGTTGCGGGCAGCGGCAGGTCCACGCGACTCATGCGCTGAAAACAAGCGGATTTGCACGCCGTCGATATGTCCGACCAGCGAGGGCACGCCGGCATGATCCTCCTCGGCTGCGTCAGACAGCTTGCGAAAAACAACGCTCACCGAGTCATCAGTTGATCCATCGTCAACAATGACGATGCGACCCGGCTTTTCGGCGACGGCCGAATCGATGGCTTCCGGCAGGAAGTGACCGTAGTTGTGGTTGGCTATAACCACCGAAACCCGGTCAAGCGACATGGGGAAGTTCCCCGTCTAGAATCAGGTACTGCGAATTCTGGCTTTTGGCGATGCGTTTCAGTTTTTCTGCGACGCTGGCGATTTTTTCCTCGGTTTCCTCCCAGACCACCTCATGGAATCCGCCCACCATGTTGAAGGCCATGGTCTGCACAAGCATGCCGTGGATTTTGCCGGGATCGACCAATACGACCCGTTGATTCTGATCATTGATCAGATAGTCCAGATCGGCCAGGTAGCAATTCTCCAGAGGTTGTCCAGCCTCGACGAAGAGGATGAAAACCGATTTCAGGTTGTTGCCGACCCCTTCCTGGAGGGCGTCCAGCTCGGTGTAGGACGAATCCATGACGAAACGCAGCGAGTACTGGTAGGAAAGATCAAGGTCGCGCAGGGTTGCGAGGACATCTTTCGGCTTGACCTTGGATCGGGCGGTGATCACGAAAACAACCTCGGTCGGCTTGAGCTTCTGTTGCTCCAGCATCTCGGCTGTCCGGGCCACATCCGACAACTCGCCTTTCTCACAGGAGACCAGAGAGGCCACCGCCAGCGTCCGCTCACGACGGGCCTCCGCAACCGCCTGTTGGTGGTCGAGGTCCGCCATCCAGTCGGCGGGACGGAACATCGGACAAAAACAATTGGTCGTTTTGTAGGACTTGGTGTCTTCAATCGTTTCCAGTTCGGCTTTGCCTTCGTCCAGAAAACGCTTGAGTATGTCTGCCTGGCAGCCGGTCTGGTCGCCCTTATCGTCCTTGATGATGAAACGACAATTGTGACACGATGTACTAATCACGGACGGCCTCCACATAACTCATGAAGTCTTTGACATAGGAACGAACAAGGGTCGTGCCCATCAGCGAGAGCATGGATTTCAACTCGGGAAGTGTTCCCGCGCTCTGGCGTCGCTGACCACCGGAACCGAAGACCAGCTGGCCGAAGCTGTTCGCTTCCCCAAGCATGACATGGCGACAAACTTCGACGATTTCACGGGTGCCGACCAAAATCACGCCGCCGCGACTCAGCCTGGAGACCCAATGGCCCAGCAGGCGGTGACGAAACTCTCCTGGATAAAAATCCAAGACATCGGCGGCTACGATCTCAAGGGCCTCACCTTCCTCGGCATGTCTCGACAGATCGGCAGGATTACCGGGATTCTCCTGGCTCAGCGGATCAATCTGGACAAACCCGGGCAGGCTCATCTTTGAGTCGCCCACACTCAAGCGCAACTTGACCATTGTTTCCTCCACCACGGGGCGTCTACGGCCAGACGCAGGGCCTGGTTCCATTTCTCCACAAAAACACTCAGGTTGTGGCGACCGACAGCCTTTTGTCTGGCTGCTGCGCCGATCATCTCGCAGTACGACGGGTTGGCCATCAGTCTCTTGACGGTGGCGTTCATCTCTTCGGGGCTGTCCACCAGAAAACCGTTTGCTCCATGCTCGATGGCTTCCTCGATGGCCGTGGCCCTGTAAGCAACGACGCAACATCCGGACGCCATGGCTTCCAGGACGGTTGTCGGCAGGGAACTGTTGGTGGCCGTGCAGAGGAACAGCAGCGAACTGCGATAGGCGCCAGCCAGCTCTTCCACGTTGGCGGCTGCCCTGGAAAGCCCCGGAGTGTCGCCCAGCACGCGGACAGGAAGATCCTTCGTGGCCAGCTTCCAGAAACTGAACCCGCAGACATAATCGCGCTTGATCCAGTCGTTGACCACGCTCAGGCAGACCGGCTCGCGCCGCACTCCCTCTGTGGGCTTGAACAACTCCGTGTCTATGGCGTTGTAAATAACCAGATCGCCGTCCCGGCCACCCCATTCCCGCATCTGGTGATTGGTTATGAAAACATTGAAGTCTCCGCACTTGGAGGCGGCGAACTTGCGGTCTCTCTCCGACCAAGTTTCGTCGGGCAGGCAATGTTCTAGGCGCAGCAGCGGAACACCCAGATGCGTCGCAGCCTGTAAAGCCCGGTCGTACTGGCTAAGATGGTGCGTGATCACCAGATCGATATCTATGCCAACGGGGACATCGGGCGTCGACGGATGGAAGGGCAGCAGGATGTGATTGGCTGGCATGGGCGCATACTGGTGCATCCACGGCTTGGCCTTCTCGTCATTCCACAGAAAGAAGTTGGCGTCCACCCCGCCCCAGGCGCTCTGGTACCGTTCGTGCGTGACGAAGGTGAGGACATTAATCCTGTCAGGCTTGCGAACGGCAGATTTGAGAATGCTGGCAATATCTGGCATGGATAAGATCCGCTGAGACGACCCGGATGGTCATCGCTAACGATCTTACCCATGCCGGACAGGGATCAGTCACCCAAACGCTCAAGAATATGCCGGATCAGCCCGTGACGCTGCACGTCCTCCGGCCCCAGAGTGACCTTGGCGATATCAGAATGGCCCAGCCTGTCCCACACCCAGATGAGCGGATTACCCTCGGAATGGGGCAGGTCGGTCTGGGTCACATCACCGCAGACGATCACTTTGGAGTTCTCGCCGAAACGAGTGAGAAACATCTTCATCTGTCGACGGGTCACATTCTGGGCCTCGTCCAGGATAATCACCGAATTGTGGAAGGTCCGGCCACGCATGGTCTCCAGCGGGACCACCTCGATGGTCTCCTTGTTCCGACAATGCTTGAGGAAGCCCGGGTCGAGGAAGTCGCCAAAGGCATCGAACATCGGAGCCATGTAGGGGTCGGTCTTTTCCCCGAGCGTGCCGGGCAGGGCGCCCAGCCTTTGGCCGCATTCCACGATCGGTCTGGTCAGGATGACTTTCTCGATCTTGTTCTCGCTCAACCAATTGGCTGCCAGCCCGCAAGGGATGTAGGTTTTTCCGCACCCAGCCGGGCCGGTGCAGATCGTCAGCGTGCAGGCCTCGATGTTGTTGATGTAATTCTGTTGGTTCGGCGTCCTTGCTTTGATCTTCTTAACAGCCTTCTTAGCATCTATCCTTTTTTCGACATCGGCGTCCCTAACTTGTTGCCACGGAATGAGTTCTGGATCATTATCATCTTCAAGCAAATCGGTCCACAACTTGTTTTTGCGTCTCATGGCTAAGAGCCTCCAGGAAGGTCTTACCGACCTTCAGGGGGATGAATTGGTACGCCACTTCCAGACCAAGCGAAGCTTTCGCTCGACGCTGGTCGTCCTCCCTGTAAGCCCTTCGCATCGCATGGGACAGATCCTTGGTAAAAGGAACCTCCCATTGTTCGTCTCCACGGTAAAGCTCAGCCGACTCGTCCTGACCGCCCGAGCACGGCTCGTCGTAAACAGGAACAAGATAGCCAGTCTCATCCGAGATATAAGAGCGATAGGTTCCGGTGTCTGGGACCACCGGAGTCCTGCCCATCGCCATTGCGTCAAAGGCCGGATAAGACCAGGCTTCACCGCAAGAGGCCTGGACAAAACATGTTCCATGGGCGTGAAGACCCATCAACTGGTCTTCTCCCAATCGTTCCGTGATCACGACTATCTCCGGCAGATAAGGCAGCTTCATTCCCTGCCCGATCTCACGCATCATCGACTGGACATGGCGCGGGTCACCGTTTGTCTTGATGACCAGCACGACATCTTCAGTTGGCAAGAACTCGCTGTAGTAGGCCTTGATCAGACCGCCAAGATTCTTGCGGCGGACATTCTCGCCGATCGTGTAGAAGACAAACTTCTTCTCGTCGACGTATTGCCGGATGAACTCTGGCACCGGGTACTTTTTCAGATAGCGATGGGCATCGCTGGGGAGGGGCAGGCTGATGGTCGGCTTGTTGACACGGCTGTTGGAGCAGGCCGCCGTGGAGATTCCCGGCGTGGTGACGACGACATCCATCATGTTCAGGCGCAGATCCCAGCCGGCGCTAGTGAACCTGCTCGCCTCGTAGTAAAAATTCGCGACATTCAAACCGAGCCTGCGGTCAAACTTCATGACGGGAGGCAGGGTGTGCTGGATGACCGCGTCGAACCTGGCGGGCATGCTGCGCTCTTCCAGCTCGTAGATCTTGTCGTGGCAGGGCTGGGCGCCGCCGTTGAAGGTGATCGGCCGGCAAACCACCCTCGCCCCTGCTTCTTCCAGCGCAACAGCCGTCTCACAGCAGGCTCTGGCGTAGCCGGTGCCGTCATGAAAATTGCCGATGTAGAGGATATCGTTCATGATGTCCGCATCTCCTCCCAGAACTCAATCCTGCGCCGCTCAGCACACAGTTGATCCCAGGCATGATCCCGGTTGAAAGCTCCTAGCTTGCCGCCGGGGCCAAAGCTTGTGTACTGAGAAGGCACAAAAGTCGTGTCGCAATAACCACGAGAAAGATCACGCAACATCCTTTGCGCCAAATATCCAGCTTGCGCAGAAGAGATACCGAGAGCCGACGCAAAAGCTTGGTCAACCCATTCTTTGTTTGATAGATAGTCTTCTGGTCTAGATAAGTTAGGCAATATTGTTTTAGTATCTTGATAGCTTTTTGTTGGTTGTTGCAATTTATTTATTGCATTTAACCATACATAAGCAGCATTACTATAGCTAAATTTAGCACTAGCCATATCTCTATGTTTTTGGCCGATCGCCCGACGCAATGCGGGCGGCGACGAAAAGAAGTTGGTCAAGGTGGATACCAGGGCATGGTTGTCTGGCAACGCCATCATGCGCCCGGTTTCCAGTTCGGGGAAAGCGCGTTGGACTGGGATGGTTTCAGCCCCGATAGCCGAGGCCACAGAAGACATGGCGGTGAAGTCAACTGAGATCACCGGGACACCACAACAGGCTGCTTCAACCTGTGGCATTCCGAATCCCTCGCACACCGAGTATTGCACGAATATGTCCATGGATGAATACACCGGCCGCATGAACGACCGGGGAAGGCCAGAGGCCACGCCGGGGGTGGTCAATTCGCCACTAGCACAGTACGGACAGTACCCGGATGGCAGCTGCCACAGCAGGGCAGAGGCCCGGTCGCACTTCTTGCAAGCGAATGTGAAGAGGGTTCTGTGAGCGACATTGTGACGCAACAGATATTTGGGCATGTCCCAGCCGACATCGGGCCAGGCCGTGTGGCAATACAGATAAAGCCGGTCAGCTATGTGGGGCGGCGCAGTATCCAGCAGCTTCTTGAAACTTTCAAAAAGATCCGGGTACAACTTGCGCGCCTGGTTGCGCATCACCGTGCCGACAAGCAAGGCGTCCTGGGGGATGTTCAGGGCTTCCCGAGATTCCTTCTGGCTGTGCGGGAAGAAGACATCCGGTTCAGCGCCCGGGGAAGCGACCCCGGCCAGATTGAGGCCGGGGTACTGCTTCAGCACATTCAAGCCGTAGTCCGAATAACAGAGCACGGCATCGGTTTGGTTGAGGATCGCAACCCACTCGTCATCCTGCGGTTCCCCATCCACCGGATGCATGAAAACCCACCGGTAGTAGGGGCGCAACGGGGAATAGGCAATGAACGCATCCTGCCAGGGGTCACGCAATGAGATCACGACATCCGGCTTGAAGCGCAGAACCGTTTCCTCAAAAATCGTGGCCCCCAGCGCAGGATTGGACTGGTTGATGGCCAGAGGCGGGTAGTTGTCCGTGTTCGTGGTCACGAAAAAAGCCGGCCACGGGCTTGAGGCCCGCCTCGGATCGCTCGGGACACCGTAACAAGCCAACTCCCCGATCTCATGACCGGCGGCTTGGAGTTTGTGCGCAATCTGGCTTGCATAAGTGGCGTAGCCAGTCTGCAACCAAGTCGCCTCGCCAACCAAAAGGATGCGTGCCATTGCTATTCTCAGAAGGGGATTTCTTCGCCGTCAGCACCGCTGGCAAAACCGACGCCCTCGTCCTCGGCTCCGACACCGGCAGCCACCGCCTTGCCCGTTTTCGTGTCGGCGCCCTTGCCACCCAGGAAGGTGAAGTTGTTAACCCGGAACCTCAGGGTCGAACGCTTGGTGCCGCTCGACTTGTCGGTCCAGGTGTCGGTGCGGGCGGTCGCCTGGATGGCGATCTTAGACCCCTTCTTCATATACTTGCTGATGGTGTCAGCCGACTTGTCCCAGGCTTCGCACTCAATGAACGCAACCTCTTCTTCACCGTTGCGGTTCTTGCGGCCACCGTTGACAGCGATGGCAAATTTTGCCACGCGGTGCTCGGCCCCGACATTCTGAAGCTCGGGGTCGCGGACGAAGTTCCCAATAAAAATGCAATTGTTCACGAATTCACCTCATGACATCTGAAAAACCTTGCGCACGACCAACGAACCTTTCTTGGGGTCTCGTTCGCCCTGCACCAAAACCGTGTTCCCCTCAGTCAGGAGGTGTTTGTACTCCTCCCAAGGCTCAGAGAAACACACCACATCGTCCAGCATCCCGGACGAATCCGATAGAGAAAGGAACGCCATCATGGTTCCCTTCTTTGTCTTGAACGACCTGACGCCGCGCACCTCAACGCCCAGCAGCAGGAACCCGGTCTTGCCCGCCAGGAATTCTCCGCAGGTCGTGTTCGCATCACCCAAATCACAGCCGTCGACACGAGAACAGGTCAGAGCGAATCCGAAGACCTGCTCCTCGGCCCACGCCATCCACGCCGGATGGTCGCTCAACGGGGTCGGCGGATGCTCCAGCAGGGTGGCCTGGCCGTTCACCAGCGAACCACGCTTGATATTGGCCACGCCGCCCCCTTCCTTTTTGGGTTTGGCCAGACGACGCAGGACATCCACAAAAGGCTCGTCGCCATTGCAATTCTTGAGAATCCAGGCCTGCTCCTTCTTGGTGAGCGAAGCCACGACATCAATCTCGGCCAGCATCAATTGACGCTTTCTTCCGGTCCAATCCAAGGCTCCGGCCATGATCAACTTGTGGTTGACGGAGGGGATTTCTGCGGCGACATGCACAAGCCATTCCATCCAGGTAAAATCCGTGGCTTTTTTGGCCAGAGACTGCTCGGCCTTGTCCATGACCTCAAACAACTTGTGCAGATTCGACTGCCCCAGCCCCTTGATGTTGGACAAGCCAAAATAGATGTCGACTCCGTCCGTCCAGAAAATCATCTGTTTGTGACGCACATCCGGAGGGAACACGGTGATTCCCGCTCTGCGGGCATCCTCGACCAACTCCATGACTTCCTGGTCAGGATCAACCTTGTCCTCAGCAAACGCCAACCACGAGGTGTAGAACTGCACCGGGAAATGGGATTTGAGGTAGGCGGTGTCGTACCCGGTCAACCCGTAACTCATACTATGAGATTTATTAAATTGATAGCGCCCGCTCTTCTCAATCCAACTCCAGATAGTTTCTGCTATATCCATGGAGACAATCTTGACTTTTTCAGCACCCTCCAGAAAAAGCCGCTTGACCTCGGCCATCTCCTTCTGATCCTTCTTGCCGATTGCCTTGCGCAGACGGTCCACCTGCTTGAGGTCGAAGCCGGCCAGCTTGGCCCCGATCTGCATCGACTGCTCTTGGTAAACCAGAATCTGCTCGGTAGGCCCGAGGATGTCATCCAAGGCGGGGTCGAACGAGTCAGCAGGCTCTTCCTTGTTGACGCGACGGCAGTAGTGTTCGGTCAGACTGATGCCGTTCTCGTCCTTGGCGGCCAGACAGCCGGGGCGCAAGAGGGCGCCCAAGGCTGAAAGGTGCTCGTCGTTTCTGGGCTTCAGTTTTTTCGACCAAGTCGCCCCCAACCGGCTCTCCAGTTGGAACACGCCCTTGGTGTTGCCGATCGACATGATATCCCAGGCCAGATGACAATCCGGCAGGCTGGCGACATCGACATCAAGAAGCGGCAATGCCCCCTGGCGTGGTGGATCGCCGACAACGGGCCAAGAACAACCGCAGGGCATGTGATGCTCGGCCATCAGATGATCACCGAGTTTTTGGCGCACGCACCGCGGAACGGGATTTTGGCGGCGTAATAGCGATGAACCTTCAGGAAACGCACTATCAACTCCGCTGTCTGTTTCGTGTCAATCATGGCCGAGTGCGCCCCGTCCCGGCTCAATCCAAAATACCTGCGCAAGGTATCCATCTTGCGATCCGGCAACTCCTCGGAGTCGTGAAACCAGAACTCAAGCAAATCCTCTAGGTCATAGACCTTCCGACGATGGAACAGGTTTTGATCCCCGTTCTTGTCGGCAAAGCCGTACTTGGCGCAAAGGCGACTGAAGATCGGCAAATCAAAGGCGCGGATATTCTTTCCGGCGGCTATGGGGGCCGTCGTGAAACTGTTTCCCTTCGGGTTGAAACGCTTGATGAACGAGCAGAATGAACGCCAGACCGCTTCCTGTTCGGGAGCCGCCTTCAACTGATCACGCGTTTTGCCGTTGACGGCCAACGCCTGGTCTTGCAGCAGAGAGAAATCGGTCGGCTTGCACAGGCTGTAGAAGGTGCCATCCGGCACCACCGACAGCGTCCTGGGGTTGATGGCGACCGCAGCAATCTCAATCGGCTCGGTGGTTTTGATGTCCAAACCGCCGGTCTCAAAATCAAAACAGATGATGATGTTGTTGGTCATTCGTCGTCCCCCTCTTCAACTTCCTCAACCCAAAAACGCAGGGCTTCGCCGTTGGACAGAATCTCGTGATTCAAAGTGCAGGTCGGCGATTCGGCAGCGGCGATGAAGGTGCCATCCAAAGTGATCTCGCCCCCGAATTTGATCAGGATCGCCTTGATGACATTCCCCATCTCTTCAGCCATGCGCTTCTTGGCTTCAGAAGCCTCGGCAAGAGCATCAAGCAGGGCCAGGTTGTGCGCAACCATACGCTTGGAAAGTCCAGCTTCTTCTGATTCTTCATCAAACACGGACAGATCCCCCCTTCAACAAAGAAATGGCCCCTTGCATCTTGTCGAGAGCCGCAACCCCCAAAATGTCAAACTTGACGAAACCCATGGCTTCCAAGTCAGACATTTCCACACCGCAAATGCGACGGTTTGTAGACTTGTCAAATACCATAGGGCAGCAGTCGGCCAACGATCTAGGCGCAATGACCACACCTGCGGCATGTTTTGATTGGTTTCGCTTGGTTCCTTCAAGACGGATAGCTTGGGCAAACTCTACGGCCAGCGGTCCTTCCAATTGGCCGCTGTCGTTGACCCGGCACCAGGGCGAAAGCTCCTTGGCATTGTTTTCCAGCGCCCACATCAAGATGGAGGCTTCGCCGGTCTCCTCGCGCATTTCCTGGAGTTCGTCGGAGATAGCGGCCTCGTCAGGAATATGCTCGGTAATTTTGTTGATTTCATCAAAAGTGCCTTTTTCATGGGCGCGTAAAACATCCTTGATCGCTGCACGCCCCTGCAATCTTGAAAATGTGACCATTTGGGCAACGCGGTCTTCGCCGTAACGATCCCGCATATGTTGTACAACTTCATCGCGGTGCGAGATGGGAAAATCGCAATCGATGTCTGGCAACGACACCCGCCCAGGCTGGTTGCGGCCCGCATTGTAGAAACGCTCAAACAGCAGATTGTATTTGACCGGATCGACATTGGTGATTCCGAGCAGGTAGCTGACAAGGCATCCTGCGCCCGAACCGCGCCCCTTGCCAACCAGCCAACCCTGGCTCCTGGCCCAATCGCAATACTCGGACACGATCAGGAAGTAGGCTGACAGGCCCGCCTCGGTGATGACGCCAAGCTCCTTCTTGATGCGATCACCATAGGTTGTGTAGTCAGGACTGCCCTGGATAGCATGTTTCAGCTTCTTTTTCCAACCTTCACGACAAAGTTGGCGGACATAATCATCAGCCCCCATGCCATTGGGGCAGGCAAACTCAGGCAGTTGTGGTTTGGAAAGGATGTCGTAATCCCCGCAGATTTCGCTGATTTCTAGAGAGGCCTCAATCTCAGGGCCGAGATGCAGGCCTTTGACTTCATCAAAATCTGGAATGTGATAACGATTAGACCTAAAAAAACCACCAAGAGAAACATCTTCTTGCTTAGCTAATGCTGAATGTATCGTTGGCAAAGTTGTTTGCATAGCAGAACAAAGCAAAACCCTCTGGTCTGCGGCATCTTCGCTAGCTGGATAATGTGCGTCTGGAGTAGCCAGCGTCTTGATGTTGTGCTTTTTGGCAAAATGACGCAACGCCTTCACCGTCACCGCAGCAGCTGGAAGGTTGTCCTGGTCAACCGCTTGTATCTCAATCCAAAAATTTTCGTCCCCAAAAAGATTTTTGTAACGGTTTGTAACTGTAAGCAGTCTTTTTTCCCAGTCTGATGGCACCATGGCCCGAGCCTGCTCGTATGTCTGGCAGCCGTAGGCAGCTTTCGGATTTTCAAACAGCGCATTGCAGAGGTCACTACCGGGATGTCCAGAAAAAACAATGAACTTGCCATCCGCATGTTTTGCCAGCAACTCCAAATCCAGCCTAGGCTTACGATAGAAATGGTTGGGGTCATTGGAGTCGCTCGAGGCCTGCACAAGCCTTTTCCATCCTTCCTCCCCCTTTGCCAGCACGCACAGATGCGACAGAGAGCCATTCTCAGGACGCTTGTCGTGTGCGGGTCCAGAGCAAAGGTAAAACTCCGATCCAAGAATCGGCTTGATGTTTTTCTTGCGGAGAGCCTTGGAAAAAGCGGCGACGCCAGAAAGCGTGCCATGATCAGTGATCGCACAAGCCTTGTAGCCCAACTTCTCACATCTGCTAGCAATAGCATCAGGCTTGCTAAGCCCATCAAGCAAGCTATACATGCTATGACAATGCAGCGGAACCCAACTCATTGACAACCCCCACCCCTGAAAGACAAAAACCAACCCCTACCCCTAAGCATCCCCGAAAAAATTATGGTAACGCACCGCATCCTTTAGCCACATATGAAAGGTGTCCATCTTGTCAAAATGACCGTCAACAGTCAGATGACCACGACTGTTGTACAACCTAGGGAAAAGAATAGCTGTTCCACCGTGCTCAAAAAAGCGTTTTGTGTTGACTTCGTAATCGTCTATCAGGATTTTGCCGTAACTGGCCATGAGGTGTTTGGAGGCGCCCACAACAAACCTGCGCGAATAAGCCGGAAGATGTTTGTTGATCCAGGCAATCTTGCCCTCAACACACCCTGGCGTTGATGCTGGAGAAGTAGCTATTACTACTTTGTCACCAAAAACCTCTTCCACGATCGACAGTACGGCATCATGCTCTCTGGTCTTGGGGAGGTTGGCCCAGAAATCAAAACCCATAGGCTCCCAAAACTTCTTCTCGTTGTCGCCCTGGAAGCCTAACTTGTGGTGAAAATCCCAACAGTCCACATCCTTGTGAGTGACCGGGAGCTTGTGGAGGGAGATGGCCCCGGCGGTAAAATCCGCCAGGACCCCGTCCAGATCAAGGTAGCAGGTCAGCTTGGTCACCGATTGTCCCCGCTGCCCGTGATGGTGCCACGCTCTTTGCGACTGTTCAATTTGGCCAGATTGATCCTAGCCACTTCGTCAAGGGTCACTCCCAGATCGGTGGCAAGGTTGGCAACATACCAGAGGACATCGCCCAACTCGTCGATCAGTTGAGTCCGCTTCTCCTCAGTCATCCTTCCACCGTCGTCGCGCAAAATCTTCTTGGTTTTGTTGCAGACCTCACCGGCCTCCCCGGCCAGACCAAGAGCCGGATAGATCACCTTCGCTTCGGGTGGGTAGATAGCGGTCGTGCGGGCATCCACCTGATAATTGGCAAGACTCATGGTTGCTCAACAAGCTCCTTCTGATCCGCGGCGTAGGTCGGGCCGTGGCCCAAATTGGTGAGTCTCTCCTGCCGCAAGAGGTCGTCACTTCTCATAAAGCCCCTAAACTCATAGGGGCCGGGAAACTCGCCCACAATGAGCGAATACGCGTCAAGATCGTCTGATTTGTTGGCCTTGCCAGGGACAGCCAAAAGGCGACCGCTTCTATAGCGGGTGGCCTTGACATCCACGGTGGTGCCACAGGGAAGAGTTGCGTCAAAGTCGGGGCGTTCATCCAGTTGCAAATCTGGATAAACATTGGTCATCTTGCAGAAAGCGATCTCGGCAGCGATTCCTTCCAGATCAGTTGTCTCGCAATCCTGCGGCCCCACCTTGCCGTCTTTTGTGTTTGACTTCCTGTTCTGCATGTATCTGGACTTTGCCAAAAACTTAGCCAGTCTTTGTTCGGCTTCGTTTAATGTGGTTTTAGTCCCGATCTTCAAATGGCAGTTAGTCACGACACAACTCCCGAAGATAGTACGGCTTGATTGGCGGTTTCGTCAACCCTTTCTGTTCTACCGCCACCAGACCCATACCCAGCCCAGGGTTCGCCCAGAGCGTATTTGGCAACAACCCGGTCGATGCCAAGTTGAACAATCTCGTTCCTGTAGTGCTGACAGGTCGAAAGACCGGATTCCGGATGTTCGTCATCAAAAAAAGAACAGAGGCGACTGCATTTCCAGTTGTTTGGGTCGCGGTCAAGAATGCGGCTGGGGGCATTGTCCCTTTTGATCTTTTCAAACTCACGACGGATCATCTGGAGGGTGTCGGGCAGATCGGATCGTTGCAAGCAAAGAGAATAAGGACCACCGTCCTGCACAAAAAAGATCGTCATTAAGATATCATCGTCTGGATAAAGCTCGCACAATGCATAATGATATAGACGAAGCTGAAAATCTTCGTACATATCTTCGTATTCTTTAACTTTGTCTTTTACCCAGCATCGACGCTTGCCTGTCTTCCAATCGATGTACTCAATAAGTCCAGGCCTGACCCTGGTGACAAGATCCATCGTCCCACGCAAGATCAATTGACCTTCGTAGCGACGGCCATCCGGCAACGAATATTCGTATTTGGCCCAATCGTGTGGCAGAGTGATCTCAAAATACTGCTCAGGCATGACCACATTACGATTGACCGGAGAAAACATGCCATCATTGAACAACAAGACATCCCAAGTCCATTGTTCGCATTTGTTGCGATCACCTTTGGTCCAGGGGTGGATGGTTCGCTCTGGATTCGTGTAATGATCCCATCCGGCCTGAATCGCCAATTCTGGAGTGAAAGTGGCGGTATCAAACTCTTTCTCGACTTCCGGGTCGGAAAAAGTCCGTTCTTTGTTTTGATGCGCCAGTTTCTTTCGGGCCAACAATTCCAAAGCTTTGTGGACTATATTTCCAGATTCAGCTTTTTTGCCGGATGGTTCCTTATGGCCTAAGTTGCTTGTGATAAAGAACTTATGAGGACACCACCCGTAAGATCCAACTGAGCTGGATCGCAAAAAAGTGACGATCAACGGTAGCTCCTTCTTAGGGATTTTATGGCAGCTTCAAGTTGTTCTTCACGAGACATGCCGATATTGTCTATCAACACATCAAAAGAATAGTCGTCTAAAGCATTTTCGCTAGTGTGATTGTCACCTTTTTCGCCTCGGGTTAAACCTATGACGATACCTCCATCTTCTTTAATGGCTTGACATTCATTTGGAAAACGGAGATCGGCAACGACATAAATCCCTTTGGATTCGGACTTTTCGTCATATTGTGCGATTGCGTTCAATGTGGCATCGATATGAACTTTTGAGTACATCTTGCGACAGATTTCAGTTCCGAAATATTGCAACACCTCCCGCACCGTCATGAACCCAGATGGTTTGGGATTTGGCATCAGCGGATAAGTAGGCATATCCTCCCATTTCATGTGGGTGGGTTGTTCCTTGTCCTGCTGGGTGCCGTAGACCAAGTCGGCCTGGAGGCCAAGCAACTTGATGCACACTTCCTTGAGCGTGTCGGCCATATGAAAGACCTTCCCGCCGCCGAAGTAGCTGTTAATGCGGTAGGAACTTCTCACCAAATCCATGGCCAGCGTGTCTTTCCCGGCACCTTTGCGCCCAGCGATTCCTATCAGCATCACTTGAGTCTCCCTAAAATCTCTTTCACTTCGTCAACAGACAGATCGGCAGGGTCGCGACCCTTGCCAGCCCGGGCAGAAATCACACGAAAAGATCGGGAAAGCTGACCGACAATTTTCTGTGAAGCAGTCTGGCCAGCCTCATCGTCATCCAGGAAGACAATCACCCGACTTGCGCCAGAAGACTCCAGAAGGACTTGCTGGGCGTCGCTCAGGGCGACACCAAACAGTGCTACTGCATTGTGATAACCGGCTTCCCAAAGGCGCCAAACATCACAGGGGCCTTCGGTCAGGATGATGGTGCCGTTGCGGCGGGCGTCCCGAAAGGCGGTGAACTGGTTGTAAAGAACGCGTGAGCGGGAAAATCCCTCGGAATGACGCCATTTTGGCTGGATGTCCCCGATAGCCCTGGCAGAAAAGCCGACAGCCATGCGACCCGTGTAGTCATAGACGGGAACGACAGCCCGGCCAGCGAAAGGCCCCTGTCTCGTGTCGCCGATGTCAAAATGGTTCAAGACCTCCTGGCCAAATCCGCGCCCCTGGAAAAACTTGCTGGGGATTTCCATTCTGGATCGAACCAGATCGCGCCCCCATTTGCCGACCGGCCCGCTTTCAACCTGCATGATGCGGGTGGCCGTGACAAATTCCCGCTGGCTTTTGTCCACCTGAGGAATGTCAGCACCTGGAGTGATCGCCAACAGGGCAGACAAGAACTTCTCGGTCTCGACAACCGTGGCTACCTTGTCACCCTCGGTCACCCATCCGTAACGCTGGCGGGAAAGCGCGCCCCGGACGAACCCGAAAGTGTCGTCCCGGAAAACCTTTTCACACCCGCGGGTGAAGCATTGCCAATAGCCCATTGAGGCGTTGTAGTAGACACGACAGCCGGTCGGATTGTCGCCACCATGCACGGGACAGGATGTGAAGAAAGAGTTTTCGGCGGGCTTGTACTCAAGACCAAGGGCGTCAAGGACAGTCTCCATCTTCTGTGTGGCTGCGGCGGCTATTTTCCGTAGTCGCTCAAAATTCTGCGGACTCTTGGGGGGGATTGTCGAAGCCTGACCGCGTGGGCCTGCTCCGGAGTAGTCCGTTCCGCGTCGGTCCTTCCTTGAGTCTGCCATATTCGTACTGCCCCTGAATGTTGATGTAATCCCCGCCATCCAACCCCTTCCCGTGCCTTGAAACGACCGGAATCAGTTTCAGGTTGTACCTGACACCGTCCGGACCAACCCCCTCCTCGGCCATCTCCTCCTGCGATTTCCACTTGTAAATGCTGAAATTGGAGCAGAGCCAGATGATCCGGTCGGAACCGCTGGCCGTGCTGGTATCTTCAGCATTGATCCCGTCCCGGTTCAGCTGGACGAAAGCCAAGACGGGCACCTGATAACGCACTGCAAAATTGTGCAGGTTGGTCATCAGGAAACCGAGCGCCTGAAACTCCGAGATGTTTTTGGTGATGCTGCGATCGTCCATCAACTTGATGTAGTCAAACACGATGAGTGCCGGCTTGGTCTGGCCGGATTCATCAAACCCGACATGCCGATACAGCCACCGACGCATCGACCCGACCGTCTCCTCAAACGGCTGACCGGCGATGGAGGCGTAATGGTAGGGGATATTCTTGAGCTTCTCCTTGGCCTCGTAGACCGCCTTGGACTTCACCTCGTCGGCGCCGAACTTCCCGCTCTTCACATCATCCACAGTGACATTGGCCATGTTCGCCAACATGCGATGCCAATGCTCCTTGGCCGACATCTCCGTATCCAGATTGAGCACGGGTATGTTTAGCTTGGAAGCCACATGCAGGGCGATGTTGTCTGCCAATTGGGTCTTGCCAGTCTTGGGGCGGGCACCGATCACATTGACTGTCCCGCGCTGAAATCCCCCGCCAATGGCTGCGTCATACTGAGGAAGACCCGAGCTGATTCCCATGACCTCTGACGGATTCGCCGCCAGATAGTCGATGTACTCGTCCAGATCCTTGGAGATGTGCGCCAGGCTTTCCGACTGGTTGCCCAGATTGCCGACGAAATTGAAGACGGCCTCTTCGCCGATGCCCAGAATTTCCCCGAGCGTCTCGTCCCCGGAAATATTCGCCAGCTTCTGGGCTGACTCCTTCATCACTTCCGAGAACTCGTTGGCCTTGTGCAATTTCACCAGGCGTGCAGCCAACCGGCGTAAATTGGATGGTTCAACCGGAGTGACCGCCAAAGCCCGCAGGTACTTCTGCTCTTCCTGGGATTTGAATGTGTCCGCAAATCCCAAAGTGCCAGCCGCCGACACGATGGAGGGGATGTCGGCCTTGGAGTTTGGCTCTGCCAGAACCTTCTCTAGGCAACGGTAATAGACGGCATTGGTGCCGCAACTGAAACAGTCTGCCGAAAGGACATCGGAGACATCCACCCAGGCCTCGTGGCCCCCCTTGAGAAGAGCCGCCAGAACGGCCCTCTCCGCTGCCGGATCCTGATTCATGACCTTCCCCTCTTCAGACAGCCAGCGCAAACCACCCCGGAATCGATCTCGCGTCGCAGCGCCGCCTGGACGGCAGCAACCTGATGTGTCCTGTTGCACTTGGGACAGACCACATCAACCATCCTCTGGTTTTGCGACGGGGGTCTGCGGGCTGCCGGACGCATCTTCCGGTTCAGCTTCTTGTCGGTGGCTATGTGGCTCTTTTCAAGAGACAAGTCGTCCTTGAACTGATTGGTCGAAACAGACTTGACGGGTTCCG